TTACCCTGCCACCATCGCAATCCCAGCCTCCAAGATCGCGCACGTTGCCCACGTTTGTCATGTAGATCATTCGGCAATCGCCGGTCGGCTTAATGATACCCTGCTGGATGATGTTACCGTCAGCGCCCAACAGCACAAACTTCGACACCTCGCCCGGTGTACAGTTGTAAATCGTAACAGCCCCGGCGTCCACGTTTTTGGTCACGCTGTTGCCCGTGTAGCCGTCCACCACGGTCAGCGTCCCCGCTGATTTCATCGTGATCGTAGCCCCGACCGGGTGGTTGGAGCTTGGTGTCGTTACGTAGTTTGGGATCTGTGATGTTGTGTAATCACTGGGGTCATAAATGACATCCTGCAAAAATCGCTTAACTTCGTCTCGCCGTTGATCAAAAGTGTATACCTCTGTCGGTGTGCCGGTCATGATGCCCGCAATAGCCTCCGCCATATCACCGATTTTATAGGTGGCCGTCTCGCCATTCTTTGCACGAATAGCGTTTGCAATCGCTTGTACGGACGATTCTTCGTAGAGTTTCTTTGCCATCAGTAGCTCACCTCATCCCCATTGGAAATCGTGCCGGTAATGCGCTCACCAGCTGCGTTGTGGGCGGTTGTCCCGGATATCATCTTATCCGGCGTTACGCTGTCATTGGAAACGTCCAATAAAACCGTTCCATCTGAAAGTTGTACTTTATTGTTTGCCATAGCGCATCTCCTCTTCAGGGGAGGGGCATCTGCCCATCCGTTATCCGATTGTTACTGTTTTACCGCCCTGCGGGTTGTCGGCATACTTAACCGGAATAGCGCCCACAGTCACCTGAGACAGATAGTTGTATGTGGGGCTGTCGGGGGCAATGACCTGCTGTGTAAAAGACGGAGTTACAGTCTTGGCCTGTGCCTTTGCACCCTCGGTGCCGGACATGATTCCCTCAACGCCCAGAATCGAAATGCCCTGACGAATGTTGTTGGGGATAATCTTTGCTGCTTCGGTCGGGTCAATCTGGGCAGCGCCACTGCCATCGTGATAGCCATGAGGAATGGGGACAGGAACGCCCTTTTTGGCAACATTCAAAGTTTTCGCGCCGTTGTTGGGCATGGTACCAGTAACTTTATCCCCGGTCACATATGCTGTCTTACCAATCAGAATTTCTGCTGCTCCCGCATTGGCATCACTGGTATCAGCATCCTTTGTACTTGTACCGACAATCGGGGCACCAGTTTTATCATGAGCTTTCTTGCCTTTCGCAAGGTCAGCCGCAGTAATGTCATCTCCGGTCAAATCCATCAGGACCTCTCCGGATGCCAGAACCACTTTGCTGTTGTACTTGTCAGCCATTTGTTATACCCCCAATGTATACTGTTGTGCCCCCGCTGGGGTTGCTCACTCGTGTCACTTCGATGGGCTGAACAGTAACGTCCTCACCCATGGTTTTATTCTTTGTTTCAAGGGTTTTTCCACTGAAGTCCGGGTTCACAGTGTAATCCCCCATATATATGTCTCCACCGACATTCACTGTAACGGCAGGTTCTACAATAAGGGTATACTCGTCCGGACAGCTGTGATCAATACAGTTACTCATAGCCAGCCTCCCTCAGCAATTCTCCTACGCACAGAGGCTCGGCTAAAGTAGCTTTTTTATTGCCGTACTCGTCTGTCCAGCAAAGTTGCCCTTTGGTTGGAGATGTGGTCAGCTTCATTGCATCTTTATATGGTATGATAACCAAAAGTTTCCCATTCACATACTGTGCCGGAAACTCCATATACACACCATACTGCTGCTTCACACAGAACAAAAAGTTCCTTGCATTGGAAAAGTCAACCAGCTCGCCGTTCCTGCCTTGTTGCACCGACAAAACCAGCTTGGATTCAATTCTCTGAAGCATTGTTATTCACATCCTCCTCGTCCTGAACATTGATGTTCTCTCCTCCTTCCTCATCCTCAGGCAGAGAGCCTTCAACCACCCTCACCACCCTTTCTACTGTTACGGGGTACAGTCTTAACATCGGCCACAGTATACATGTCCAAGCCATACCAGATAGCCGAGAAAGTATGTGGGTCAATGTTGAACTCGTCATAAATGAGATCACCGTTCTTGTCAACCTGATATGTAAGGCCCTTCAGCTCTTTAATGCAGTTTTTACACTCAGGGGAACAAATGATTTTGTGGAAGCGTTTGACCTTCCTAGTGTTCTCCAGTCTGGAGCCTGCCCACTTCCTACACTTTCTCATTCGAAATCCAGACTGTTGATAGAAGGTGATGGCCTTGGGCTCAGCACAATCAGCCACTATTTGAACCTTATCCATGCCGAATTCCCGAAGCTCCTTCGCCGTCTTATCATCGGTCATGTGATTTTTATAGTACTCCCAGTAGATGTAGAGAATCTTTTGCTGGTCATCCACGGCCATACGAACAAGAGCGTTGTAAGAGGTTTCAAATCCGAAGTCCATACCGTTGAACTTGAACCTGTCCGGAATAGAAGCCACTTTAGCCATGACATCCAGATGGGACTTAGCAACCTCAAACTGGGGCAGAACCCTAGTGCCATTGATACCAAAGTGACCTAACCGAGCGATTCGGTAGAGATCAGGGTCATAAGACTTTATCTCATCCAGCTGTTCGATGTACGAAGCAGGAAGAAAAGCATTATCGTCCACAGTAGAGTGGTGATAGTAGGTGTCCTTGGTTCTAATGATTCGTTTTTGGTAAAGCTCTTCATCATCTAGAACGAATCGGTTGTTCTCCTCATCCTTAAAGAACTGCTTATAGGTCCAGTTTCCTTTGTCCACCGGGTTCTCGGAGAGAATGAAGTGGATACTCAGGGAGGGATGTCTGGCACGACCCAGCAGCTCCTTGTAACCAGTGTACTTGAGTTCGGAGGCCTCTTCTATCCAGATTATGGTTACTCCATTGATGGACTTCAGTTTGGCAGGCTTATCCATTCCCTTGAAGATTATCTGAGAACCATTGCGAAACTTAATCTTCATTGGGGACTGGATGAACCTCATCACTGGTTGACCGTGTTTGTCATCGGTCAGGTGAAGGTCCTCAGCCAGTTCCTCAAACAGGGAGAAGCAGGACTCTCGAATGGTCTCGTAAACCTCACGAACCACAAGAACCTTTCTCTTCTCCTTTATACACTTGAGGATGATTTTGAGAGCGATGTGATAAGACTTAGAGGAACCGTATCCCCCAAGGAGAAAGTAAAACTTGGAGTTCCAGTCACCAACAAACTCTCTGAAGTGTTCATTGACTTCTTTCCTTACTCCTGCCATATCACACACCCACAATTTCAATCTTCAAGGGCTCCTCATCATCCTCATCGGAATTAGCGGCCTTCTCCAGGATACGGAGCTTGGCATCCTGAGTCTTATCCCCTGGTAGGACTTTGAAGTACGAGGACAGTCTATCAAGAGCCTTCATCTTGTCAGCCATTTTAATGGTGATACCATCCTTGCCTTCTTTAATCTCAGTAATGACCTGGCCGTCAGTTTGACCAGAGCCCTTAAGCATGACCCCTGCACCAGATACATTGACATAGTCATTCATATCGGCGAAGGCTATCTTAGCCCACATCCTGATGATGTCCAGCGTATCCACAAACAGTTCTTCACAGGCCTGAGCTTGCAGGTCCTTCAGGAACTGTTTGATCTTGGGCTTTCCTAAAAGTCTATATCCACAGTTATAGGCCCAGGAGGAACTATATCCAGCTCGTAGTGCTGCCTGAGTGGCATTCTTGCACTTGAAGTAGTGATAGCAGAAGGTCTCCTCCTGTTCACTCAGTCCATACTTTTCAGCAGCAGACTCAATGAACTGCTTGGTCTTCTCACTGACCTTGACCTTGTCCTCAGGGTCTTCCTTGACATATTGGTCCCAGTTCTCTGATTTAATCCACTCACGCACATAAGCCTGGGGGACCTTGCCCACACGGGAGAGAACCTTGACACTGACCTCACCCTCGTGTTCTATATAATAGGTAAGGGTTTCGTCATGATGCTGCTTCAGTTCCTGGGGACTATACCCCTTCACTGCTTCATCATATTTCATTCTTTTGGACTTCTTGGGCTCTCCCATGGTCATCACCCCCTTCTTATTTTGTCTAAAAATTGTCGAGTATTGAACATAAAAAGAACCCATTCAGGGGATTTTAGCCCCCTGAACAGGGCCTTTTTCAGGGATTTAGAAGGAGTTTCTACTTCCTGACACGTAAATTCTAACATATATATAGGAATTTGTCCATGATAAAACTCTTGATTTTATATAACAGGAAAACCCAGGCAGTATGACTCTTGATGAATCACTTACCCAGGTTTCCTTGCTCTACCAACTGAGCCTTTGGGTCGGAGGTGACCCTGGAGCAGGTGATGGGAGTTGAACCCACGTCCTCAGCTTGGAAGGCTGATGCCCTAACCGTTGTGCTACACCTGCAGATTGTGTAAGGAGTGGGACTCGAACCCACGTATCCCGGCCTAGTATAAGCCAGTTATTCCACCCAACAGAAACTCCTTACATAGTGGTGGGCCTTCGGGGGCTTGAACCCGGAACCGTCCCGTTATGAGCGGGATGCTCTAACCTATTGAGCTAAAGGCCCTAATGGTTCCCAGGGAGTCCTTGCCCATCCCTGTACGCCCCTGCTCAGGAGCACTGGTCTTTTCTGACCCTGTATAGGTTGGGTTGGGGGGTGTCCCCCTGGGATAATTATAGTATACCATAAGTAGTAGTGTGTGTAAATGCCTTATACTCTTGATTTACCTCATTAGAGTTTCACAGGCCATGGACTTGCAGTTGGGACATTCTGCGTACAGCACATTCCAGTCAAACTTAGTAGCCCATCCCTTCAATTCGATATAGGCCATTTCAAATACACATCCACAAGCTTTGCAGGTAAATTGTATGGGCCTTTCCCCGGGGGGAAGCTGAGTGCCCTCCTTAATGATGTTCATTCCTTACTCCCCTCCCTTAGATACGGACATTCCTTGCAGTCCTTATGAAGCTTACCCCCAGCAGACCTCTGTCCATTGCATTTACCAAGTCCATGGTCAGTAAAGCAGATAGGCACTCCGGTATACGAATCTCTTTTTGCATGAGATATACTTGTTCTTCCCAGCTTTTCCATCTTCTCCCCTACCTGTTCCTCGAACTCAGCTAGTGCCTGCTTGTATTCCTGTTGCTGAGCCTTATTGGGTTTTACATCCACGGGCCGATTGTCCTTCATAAGCTGCTTGAGGCTGGTCTTTCGATTAGAGTCAGACTCAGACTGTCCTCCCCCCGATCCTCGATGCAGGTCCTCCAGATAGCAGCCCATCCAGTCCTTTAGCTTCCCCGCTTCTTGGGCTCTTTTCACTTCTCTGGCAGCTTCCAGCTCCTCCTCCAGTCTCCGCTTGTCCTTCTTGGCTTGGGCTCTAATCAATAGACAAGTCAGGAGATTGATCTTTTCATCCACCGTTTTGATTCTGGCGGAACACTCAGGACAGCACTCAGCCACATTAAAGGCCAAGCACTCTCCCTCTTTGTCCCGGTTGAAACAGGTTATCATTTCATCGTCTCCTTATAGCGATTTGTTCTAAGACTTTGTGTGAACTTGTGTATAAGTCTCTCAGCTTCTCTTTCTCTCTTCGTCGGTCAGTCATCGAACGCGTCACCCGAAGTCTTGAAGTTGCCCACATCGTCGAACAGCTCCGAGTACCACTCTTCGATGTCGACTCCTCTCTCCTTCAGCTTGTGTCTCTCGGGATAGAGGTCATCGAGTTCGTAGAACTCTCTCATCCGAAGATGCTCCTTGAACATGAAGAAGTAAAAATCCCTCAACTTCTTCGGACCCCATCCAGCGAATTGCCTAAGCGACCACAGGACCATTGTATCTAGGTCCAATTGGTACTCCTTATCTTTTTGAAGAATCTGCTGATTGATCTCATGCATCATTGCATCCCTTCCGACTCCCTGAGTAGCAGCTTTGCCAATCTCATGGGCTTTCATCTGATACACTGGCTCGGGCTTAACTTTGGTCTTCGTCTTCTTCTCCAGCTTTCTGCGTTCTTTTCGATTCATACTCTCACCGCCCTATCATCCCAGTACTCGTTAGCAAAGACTTTTCGTTGGTCCTTTCCCCAAGCCTGAATAATTTGAGGGGCATTTTCATTGACAGCCTCAAACTCCAGGCCAACCTCAGCACAGGCCTTGACTGCCTTCTCCAGTTCTTCCCCATATCTGCAAGTCCACAGAATGAGACAAGCTCCCTTAGCCTGTTCCTCTTTGGCCCTGTTGATATTCTCCCAGATAGGCTCTCCTACATTTGGGTAATTATCCTTGAACAAGGTCCCATCGAAGTCAATAGCAATAATTTTCCGAAATCCCATTATCTCACCACATTCTCTACCTTGATACCAGCTTTCTCCAACAGCTCCAATCCGGAAGTGTCTCGATACTCCTCCAGATATTTAAGCTCTTTGATGCCAGAGTTCACAATGACCTTAGCACAGTTGATGCAGGGGGACATGGTGCAGTACATAGTACATCCTTCCACAGACACGCCAGCCCTTGCAGCAAAGGCAATAGCATTAGTCTCGGCATGAAGACTCCTAGTACATCCCGGACCCATACACTCAGTGCCAGTAGGCTCCAGTACTCCAGCGATAATCAACACCTGCTGCGAGCCATCGGGTTTACTACAGGCAGGCATACCGGAGACCGGTCCATTATATCCCATGGAAATAATACGTCCATCCCTCACAATAAGGGCACCAACCTGAGATCTCAGGCAGGTAGATCGTTGGGCCACTACAGAGCATATCTGGGAGAACATCTCCTCCCTTGATATTCTGTCCCTTACCATATTCTTGACCATCCTTTCTTGATAATGTGTATTCTAGTGCTAGTTTTAGTGGTATGTGGATAACTTTGTGGAAATGTGGAAAACTACCACCCACTGAATTTGGCCGTTTAAGGCCCCTTACAGCCATTTTAACCCCTGGGGATAGGAACTATACCAGTGACCCCCCTAAAAAGCCCCCTATGGCTCTCCAGCGCCCCCGTGGCTGGGTCCTATATATCTCAGTGGAACAGGGTATAGTGAATTTGTCAGGATTTTCAAGAATTATCCCTTATTTTCAAGAGACTTATCCACTACCTTCAGTTCATCCAGATAGACCCACTTGCAGTATCCTTCTCGTCCTAGAATACCTTCATCCCTTAGTTCCAGGGAATGGCCATTAGGAACCTTATCGTCAAACTCCACACCAGGGATGTACCAGTCACCAACCTTCTTGATTGCAATGACGATACCCCTACCCCACTCGGGATGCTTCTCCACAGTAACCCTATTGCCTAACCAGGCTTCCGGCATTCCGCCTCTCTGCCCAGACAGGCAGTGAAGAAAGTCCCACTGATTGAATCTTCTGGTCATAGAATTTATTAGACCAAATTGATCAACCAGCCTTTTTAAACATTCTTCATACAGGGTCTTTAGGTTGACTACCTCCCTTATAGTAGTCATGGGGTCCTTTACGTTTTCCATAAATATTGATCTCCTTTCTTATCCGATTCATGTTCTTCTTACCAGTTCTGTTTCTACGATAGGACAGTTGCACTACCTTATGACTCACAAGGCCAAGCTCCAGTGCTTTAGCCCTGTCAGCATCATCTCTCTTGATGGACTCTATCAGACGAGTGAGTGACTCCATCGTAGGAGTGAGACCAACCAGTACCTTAGAGAAAGCATCCACAATAGCTTTAACAGCCATAGCAAGTCCTTCACCCATTTTAGCAAAGGCCTTACTTAGGCGATTCATCTCATCACTGAAGTTAGTAGTCATGAGCCCATTGTATTCTTCCATAGTTTATCACCTCCCCTATACCATTATTATACCATACTCAGACGCAAAAAGAAAACCCCCAGGACTCTTGACCCAGGAGTTTTATTCTTAATAGCAGTAGATGGGAAGCTTCAACACTTACTTGTAAAGCTTGACCTCCTCGATAGAGATGGAATCCCAATGCCAGAAGAGAAAGTCCTTAATAGCCTCTTCCGGGTTGGTGCCTCGACCTTCTCCCACACTGCGGTTATTATCAAGGTCTTTATAGATGATTTCGTAAGAGTGAGTCATTTTCTGGTTATCCCCCTTTGTTTGATTACAGTTACATTATAAGAGATGACTCTTGATTTGTAAATGGGTTTGAAGAGACTTTCTTAAACTTTTTTTCTCCCCTGCCTTTTGGCGGACTGAGGCCTGGGCCGGAACTTTAGTGAAGGCCAATGGCCGAAGGCCAGGCCAATGAATATATTTAACATATATACATATCTAATAGTAGGTGCGGGAGGGGCGCACTTGCTTTATATATATTAGGTGCGAGGGGGTATTTTGGGGGAAATTATCGCACCTAGTATATATACAGATATAATATGCGTCCCTACGCACCTACTATATAAGGCTCCCTTAGGTGCGGGAAAACGCACACGCATATATATAAAGCAAGTGCGAGAGTCATAAAACAAGGGTTTTTACCATTTACAACGATGACTTTTAGTGTTAATATAGGCACGAAAGGGGGTGATACACCACTATGGGACAGGAATTCAAGTCAATCGAAGAGTGTCTTTTGACCCTTGAGGCCACGAGTAGGGACTATCTCATCTCGGTTTATATTGGGAAGAGCGGGAGTCCCGAGTATAACATCTTGACCAACGCAGATGGGGGGTTAGTTCCACTCCACAGACTCCGAGGGACTCAGCCCATCCTTAAATATATGCTCGAGTCTATCCGAGAGGGACGAAGGGCTTATTTCGGTTATAACCCAGAGTTCGAGAACGAGATATACTCCTTCGGGGAGAAGGACCAGGTTGGACTAGTCTACTTTGGGGGCTTCTCCCTGGTGAAGAAGCCAGGTAAAGGAAGACCCCTTCCCACTGTGGAGTTCGAGAACGGGACAGTCTGCAGTAGCTACAAAGACTATCTGGAGTTCTTTGGTCTGACTGATAACTATACCAATCGAGGCAAGGTTATGAGCTGGGTAAACTCCCACTTGGAGAAGGCCTCTAAGGGGGAGGAGAAGACCTACACCTTCAATCAAAAGAAGGTCAAGGGGTTCACCCCTGCCCAGACCAGATTCAAAACTGAGATTCAGGTTCTCTCATACGAGGGACTCCCTGACATGTTTGGGTTCGGGGCCATCGTCAAAACCTTCCCCAACATCACTTTGAAGCAGGTAGAGAATCTTTACAGCTCTCAGGGGGTGAAGATGCCCTCCACGGTGAGAAAACACTTTAGGGATAAGAAGAAGGCCAACAGCAAGCCACAGAAGCCTCAGAAAGCACCTGGGGTCAAACAGGACCTCGGAGAGTTTGACTACTACATTACTACCTACAACCTCCACCCCAGCGATACGAAGGGCTACCTCAACTTCAAGGCCAGCTACGGAGATGTGGTAGTAAACAACTCTAGAAAACTGGCGGAAGAGCTTCGCGGACACGGTGAAGTCATAACCTACAACGAGGCCCAATCCCTGTGGAACACAGTCATGAAAGGGGATGAGGACTGATGAAGCCCTGGGAACAGTTCACCAACCAGCAGCAATGGAAGGTCTATCTGCAGAATCTGGTGAGAACTAACAAGAAGGCCCTGTACCGGTCTATCATTCTCATAGCTGACCTGCAAACCCCAGAGGAAAAGGTATGGGGGGCAACCATAGAGAAGAACAACGTGGGTTTTGGGGCAGTGGATGCCGAGATGATGACATCCCTGGCACTCAGACTCAAGTGTGGGGGAGAACTCACAGAACGAGAACTGGCTATCTGCAGAAACAAGATGCCGAAGTACTGGAGACAGCTCATGATTATTTCGAAAAGGAGAATGAAAGATGAAAGGCAGGCACGTACAAAAGGGGAACAAGCTCCAGACCTTGAACAAGGTCCTGGACTGGGCAATCATAGGGATGGTGGTGGTCTGTACCCTGATAGCCATCCCTACTGTAAGGGACCTGATGGACCTGGAGAAGGGAGTGGAGGAGCTCAAGGTATCCATTCTCAACCTGGAGAGACAGCAGGATGAGCTACAGATAGCCCTTACCCACAAGGCAGCTGAGATGGATGAGGCCCAAGCCAGTGCAGTACAACAACCCACTGGGCAGGCCTATACGGTCACTGTAGCAGAGCTTCAGACCCTGGCCAAGATAGTATACCAGGAGGCAAGGGGTATCCCCCAGAAGAGTCATCAGGCTGCCGTTATCTGGTGTATCTTGAACCGGCTAGATAATGGATACTGGGGAGATGACATAATCACTGTAGCCACATACCCTAATGCATTTGCCTGGGTGCCTGATACTCCTGTTGAGGAGGAGTTCATGGACCTGGCCATAGATGTGGTGACAAGGTGGAACTGGGAGAAACAAGGACTCCAGGATGTGGGTAGGACCCTACCTGCTACATATCTCTACTTCACTGGGGATGGAGACTTCAACTACTTTACAAGAGAGTGGAAAGGTACTGAATATTGGGATTGGTCCCTGCCTGACCCATATCTTAGCTAAAATCTAGACTTTTTACTCCATATTATATCATATAATATAAATAAGGGGGTGAATAACTTCATGGAGAAGGAGTATAACTACATTCGATGCCAGGAAGTGGGGATCGAATACAAAAAGTTGGTCAGGTCCTATGGAGAGTTTCAATGGGGTAGATCTACCCTATTCATCCACAAAGCCCATCCCACTGGATGGCCCTATGTCATCTCTGACAAAGACTCTGGACTGGCCATTCTCTGTGGGCTAAAGACCCCCACAGTGAGAGCTGCTAGACTCTTCCTGGCCAAGAATCTTACCGATGAGCAGGATGAGGCTTTGGACAGACTTCCAAGCCAGAGGTTGCTAAAGGCTTATCATCGAAGAAGACTAGCTGATCTTCCCCATCGAAGGGAAGTGGCTCAGGATATACTCTTCGCTCTCCAGGGGCAGATGACCTCAGGAGACCCATTCTAATCTCATTCTCAACGGGGAGGTCGAGAGACCTCTCCCTTTTTTTTTGAAATTCTTTCTTCAAAACCATTTACAAACTCGTACGAGTCTCTTATAATGACATTATCAACAAACCACCTACCAACTGACAATCTTAAGGAGGACAATCAAATGGCTACTACTCGTACTGCTACCTGGACCAACATCGGGGCCAACATCACCGAGGCCACCACTGTCGAAGAAGCTCTGAAGCTCTCCCACCTGGACTACACTGTGGAGAAGGTTCCTGTTTACCTGGAGAATGGAACTCCCATTCCCGGGGCCTTCTGCACCAAGCGGGAGAACTCTGACCTGACCTACGGAGTGGTCGGTTCCCAGTTCGAAATCGTTCAGAACATCGAAGGCTTCGACTTCATCAACTCCATGGTTCCCGAGGGTCTGAAGTTTCTCAAGGCTGGTGAGAACCACAAGTTCATCTACATCATCGCTCAGCTCCCTGAGTTCGACCTGATGGGGGACAAGGTAGCTCCCCACGTTATCTTCCAGAACTCCCACAGTGGAAGCACTACTCTGAAGGCTACCATCGTTCCTCTCCGCATCGTCTGTGAGAACCAGTTCAACCTGACCTTCAGGAAGGCTGCTAACAAGATTAGCCTTCGCCACACCAAGTCCATCAGAGGCAGACTCCACACTGCTCAGGAGGTTCTCATTCATAGCAGTGACTACATCTCCGAGTTCCAGAAGGAAGCCATCCTGATGGCCCAGCAGAAGGTCTCTAAGAAGCAGGTTGACTCCCTGCTGGATGATATCTTCGAAATCAAGGAGGAGTTCAACCCCACTCAGGTTCGAAGAATGGAGGAGAAGAGGGAGAGATTCTTGGCTGCCTACAACGCTGAGGACAACCAGAACTTCATCGGCTCCCAGTGGGGCCTGGTCAACGCCTACACTGACTTCGTTACTCACAAACCCCTGAGAAAGAACACTGAGCAGGCCCTGGAGAACCACTTCATTAAGACCACCCTGAAGGGCTCCATCAACGACTTCGTCAGAACTGTCTCTAAGCTGAGATAAGGGAGGGGGCTTTGACCCCCTTCTTTTGGAAAGGAGTGTATCTAATGAGACTATGGCATGAGGAGCTTCTTCCTATTCTCCCTAACCACCAACTCCTGGGGCAGCACAGAGAGTGCTGTGCCCTCCGGGGACTGGGGTGGGGTAAGAAGCACTCCACTGTGGACTACGTCTTCCAGCACCCCCACGAGTGGCTGTGGGCCTATCACATGAAGGTCATCTGGGAGATGAAGAACCGAGGTTACTCTCATGACCCCCTCTGGGATAGCCCGGAGTACAGGGGTTTGAATTGTGAGGAGCTGAATACTCCCCTTCCCTACTTTAGGGAGGCCTTGGCTAGGTTGCCCAAGGGGGTCCTGGTCTATCCTGAGCATGACTCTGAGTATCTGATGGAGTGTCTGGACAATCTTCGCAAGAAGGGGATTGAACTTTCTCTCAAAACCCTTAGATAGGTCATTTACAACTCGGACGACTTCTCTTATAATAGAGATATAAACAAAGAGGGGGTCTCCCCCTTTGAACAGTTTCAGAAACAGGTGCTTATTCAGAAAGGAGAACTACAATGAACGACTCTACCAACATCAAAATCGTCCCCTTCATCACTGAGGACCAGTACTTCGAACCCCTCGATAAGATGGTAAACTCCCCGAAGCAGCAAATGCGAAGGGAGGCCAAGAGAAGAATGGTTCGTCGCTCCATTCTCCAGGAGAAGGCCCTTCATCTGGCAGGAGCTTTCTCTGCTGGAGTGGTATTCGTCTGGCTGCTGATGCAGTTTACTTAAGAAAGTAAGGAAAGAGTGGGGGCTCTCGAAAGAGAGTCCTCATTTCTTTTTGGAAACTTTCGACGAACCCATTTACAAATTCCGACGAGTCTCTTATAATGAGAATGTAAACAATCCTACCAACCCTACCAACCAACAGGAGGACAACATCATGACTGACACCAACATCATTTCCAAAATCGAGAAGCTGCTGGCTCTGGCTGGCAATAACCCCTCTGAGGCTGAGGCCCAGGTTGCTATGCTGAAGGCCCAGAAGCTGATGGCCGAGCATAACCTGGACATGGCCCAGTTCCAGGATAAGCCTCAGGAGAGGAAGGAAGCCGTTACTGAGTACTTCAAGGGCTACCACAACACTGGCTGGGCAATATCTCTGGCGTGGGTCATCTGTGACAACTTCCGCTGCAACCTGCTTCGAGCTCGTGGTTACGGGCTGGTCTTCGTGGGTCTCAAAGAGGATGTGGCTATCTGTAAGGCGGTCTTCACCTTCGCTGCTCAGACCTTGGATAAGAACATGGGAAAGCTTCGGAGACAGTACCGTAAGCAGGGTCTTCCCACTGATGGAATCTCTGGAGACTACGCTGCTGGATTTATCGCTGGTATCAAGGCCAAGTACAAGGAGCAGGTGGAGAAGAACAATTGGGGTCTGGTCCTGGTCAAGGATGCTCTGGTGGAACAGAAGACTAAGGACATCATCAACCCCAAGGGGAAGGCCAAAGCTGGTAAGAAGCTCCCCCGGTCTGGGGACGCAGGTCTCTACACCAAGGGCTATATGGATGGTAAGAATCTCGGGGCCAACCAGAAGGCCCTTACTGCTTAAGGGGGACATAAAGATGAACAAGAGATACTTCTACTCTGATGCTGAGGTTCTGGAGGAGGCTAGGATTCTGGCCCATACCCCAGGGGCTTCCACCTATACTGTGGCTTCCCAGCTGGGGAGATCTCAGGCTACTGTCTGGTGGCATGTCACCCACAGACTCCCCGACCTGGACATCGAACTCTCAGCCAAGGTTCAGGTGGTCCTGAAGAACAACTACAAAGGGGGAGGCCGGTAAGGTATCTAGTGGGGGGTCCAACTAGGCCCCTCCCTAGAGTTTAATTGTGGACAAAGAACCATTCTTGGGGTATAATGTATGCAAAGGAGAAAACTATGAGCAAGAAAAGGAAAACCCCATCAGGGGTAGGGATAAGGGGTACTCACTACCTAACCCAAGCTAGAGTAGAGACCAATGATATCCGGTCTCTGATTCTCAGGAGGAGACTTCAGGTTCTAGTTCACTCATGCATCTACTACGAGCTCAATGAGAACATAGTGGCCGATAGCACTTGGAGTGCCTGGGCTGAAGAACTAGCTGAACTCCAAAAGCAATATCCTAAGATAGCCGATAGAGTGGACTATGCCAAGGAGTTCAAGGACTTCGATGGTAGTACTGGCTTTCATCTTCCAACAAGAAACCCAGAGATTATGGCCAAGGCCAAATATCTCTTAAAAATTTGCAAGGAGCGAGATGTATATGTACGAACCATTAGATACCAAAATTGTGGAGCAGACCCTGAACCTGATGTCATTCGAATCTGTTTTCCACTGTGAGTCCATGAAGGAGTTTGTGGAGCAGGCCTATAGAACCTGCGTTCCCATTGACTTCTTCATTCAGCCGGCAAGCAGTTCTGGCAAGTATCACCCAAGCTATGCACTTGGAGTGGGTGGACTGGTAAGACATACCAAGGCGGCCATGTTGATGGCCAAGACCCTGTTTCCCTTATATCACTTCTCTGAGGAGAATGAGGATCGAATCATGGCAGCTCTGGCCCTTCATGATGTAGCCAAGCCCAGTAAGCTTCACCCCATTGAGGTTCGTCCAATTCTTGAGCCCATTCAGGACGACTACTATGAGAAGATAGAGGAAGTAGTTCCCCTGATTGAATCCCACATGGGACAGTGGGACCAATTTGGAAAACTCCCTCAGCCCCAGAGCACTACCCAGAGATTCGTTCATCTCTGTGATTATCTGGCATCAAGAAAGTTTGTCAGTATCGATATTAACTACAAGGAGGAAAATACATGAAAATCATCAAGCCCTACGTAGAGCCCACTGTTCCTCTAGCTCCTGCTGAAGACCTCTATCGAATCGTAGAGGCCGGAGGCCGTACCTGCTATCTGTCTGAAGCTGTGGAGGGAGACACCCCAGCTAAGTTCATCCAGAGAGCTATAAAGAGGGGCCATGAGTCTATTCTGGAGCATGCCACTATCTCCCTGAGGTTTATCTGTGATCGTGGGGTTAGTCATGAGCTGGTGAGACATAGACTGGCTTCCTATAGTCAGGAGTCCACCCGTTACTGTAACTACTCCAAGGACAAGTTCGGGAATGAGATTAAGGTCATTGATCTGGCTACTGGATTTCGATATGACCTCAACAATTTCAAGGACTGTGCCAAGTACAACGAATGGCTCCAGGCCATGGAGGATGCTGAGAGACACTACCTGACAATGTTGGAACTGGGAGCTACCCCTCAGGAAGCCAGGTCTGTCCTCCCCTCCAGCACAAAGACCGAAATTGTAGTCACCATGAACATTCGGAATTGGAGACACTTCTTTGAGATGAGGTATTTGGGAGTAGCAGGAACTCCACACCCCCAGATGGTAGAGGTTGCCGAAAAGGCCTTTGACCTGCTTTGCTCTCAGTACCCTGCCTTCTTTGAGGACCTCAAGAAAGCTGACTAAGCTTCAAGAGTTTACCACATTTACAACTGCTCTTTTCAGTGGTAATATATAACCATCCCACAAGGGAATCGAAAAATCCCACATAATATAAGGAGGAAAAACTACTATGGCTAAGAACAAGAAACCCAAGTTCCTGGAGAAGGAAACCCCCGAGCTGCTGGTCCTGCTGAGGGAGACCCTGTCTGCTGGGGAGGATGTTGATACCAAAAAGGCCCTGAAAGTCACTGAGGAGCTCATCTCCCGCCTGCCCGGTGAGGAAGGCCCCATCTCTGTGGACGAGGCCCTGAAGGCTGCTGCTGACACCATGACCGAGGCCCTGAACAAGGTCAAGGGTGCCTACGAGAATGAAATCTCCATGATGGAGGATTCTGACGGCTCCGATGAGCCTGAGGAGAATGAGGACGAGGAAGAGGACGAGGCTCCCAAGTCCAAGAAATCCAAGAAAGCTGCCAAGGAGGAGAAGCCGGCCAAGAAGTCCAAGAAGAAGGCTGAGCCTGAGGAAGACGAGGAAGATGAGGACGACCCTGATGAGGAGGAGGACTCTGACGATGATGAGGACGGTGAGGACTACTCCGATTGGTCCACCAAGGACCTGAAGAAGGAGTGTCGTACCAGAGGCATCAAGGTCACCAAGGGTATGGCCAAGGCTGACATGGTCAAGGCTCTGGAGGCTGACGACAAGGAGTAAACCCATTCCATCAGCTAAAGACACTAGAGGAGGGGGGTGGACACCAAGTCCACCCTCTTTTCTCTTTATCAAGGAGAAGTAGCCCATGAGAGAAGCAATCAAGTTTCTAACCAATATCTTCTCCCAACAGTGCCAACCCGGTGACTATGTTATTCTGGCAGCTAAAAGGGGTAAGTCCTGGAAGGACATACCCATCAAGTTTGGAAGTGACCTCAAGGGGGAACTCAGGGAAGTGTTCAAGACCTATCCCCCGGAGAAGTACGATCTGTACTGGTCTCCAATGCCCTTCAGTCAGCCCAGGAGACAGAACCAATACTCGGTTGACACCAAGTTCTTGGCTCAAGATATCGATGAATGCGAAGACCCCTCGGCCTTAGACCCCAAGCCAAGCTACATCTGGGAGAGCTCACCGAACAAATATCAGGGACTATGGGAGTTGGACCGTTACATTGAGGAAGGAGAGTATACCCCCCTCAACAAGGCTCTGGCTGCTCACATTGGATGTGATGACTGCTTTGACTTTGCCCACGTCTATAGAATCCCTGGGACCGTCAACCACAAGTATAAGAACACCCCGGCCGTTGGACTCCCCTCCCATACAAAGGCCGTTTATAAGCCCAAGAACCTACGTAAGGCTGTGGGGGGTGTAACTACTACCCCTGATAAGGGAAAAGCCCATAGTGATGCTCCAGCAGCCTCTGGGAAGGGTACACTGACCGAACGAAAGATATACGCTAAGTACTCTATCCCAAAAAAGGTGAGAGACCTTCTGGCCCTGGAGTCTCTGGAGGGGGTAGATCGGTCTGGAACAATCTGGTATGTGGAGAACTCTCTTCATGAGCTAGGAATGACCCCACAGGAAATCATTTACCTCATCAAGAACAGTGTGTTTAACAAGTACAAGGGAAGGAGAGATGAGGACTCCAGAATACAGAAGGAACTGGAGAAAATCATCTCAGGAGAAATCCCTGACCCAGGACATGAAGAGTCCAGTTTGATGAGAACCTCCAACTACGAGGAAGTTATGGGGAACTGTAACACCTTCGAGGGATGGCTGGTCAAAGGCTTTTGGGGTAGAAGGTCTCATGGTATAGTGGCCGGTATGCCTAAGTGCTTCAAGTCTACACTAGTTCATGACCTGGTCATTTCCGTAGCCAGTGGTCAACCCTTCTTGGGGAAGTTCCCAGTTCTTGAACCTGGACCGGTCATAGTAGTCCAGAACGAGAACGCTGACTACATTATGAAGGACAGAACTGAGAAGATTATCTTGGACCGGGGGCTAGTGGGTGAAGCTGAGAGGATAACCACTAAGAAGCTCCATGTGGAGTTCCCCCCCGACCTTCCCATCACCTTCTTGAACCAACAGGGCTTTACCCTCAGCAATGAAGACCACAGAAGGCAGATTGAGTCTCTCATCAAGGAGATTAAACCTGTGCTTGTGGTATTCGACCCCCTTTACCTGATGTTCGATGGGGACCTGAACTCCTCAAAGGAGTTAAACCCCATATTGAACTGGTTGCTGAGTCTTAAGACCGAATATAAGACTAGTGTCATGGTAATCCATCACTACAATAAGGGGAGTAACCAACAGGCCCTTAGGGGAGGAGCTAGAATGGCTGGCTCAGTAATGCTCTATGGTTGGGTTGAGTCTGCCTGGTACCTTACCAAGACGGATGAGGATGAGGAACTTTCACCTAATCAAAGGGTAGACCTGTCTGAGTCCTCAGGCTCCTCAACTATAACTCTCACAAGGGAGTTTCGAATGGCTGGTAGCTATCCTGACCTGGACATCCATTTCGAGATGGGAGAGGTTGGAAATCCAAGCTATAGAGTTACTGTGGGGGCTGCTGGAGAACCCCATGTCACAATTAAGACCCTGGAAGACGAGGTCCTGGGTATTCTGGGCAACTCCAATGCCCCAGTAACCAAGAGAGCACTGAGAGAGAGTTTGGGAGTGGATATGGGAGCCATTCGTAAGGCTCTTGATAATCTGATGAAGTCCAAGAAAATAGTTCCTATGGACAAGGGTTACACCATTTCCAAACGCTAACTAATCTGATATAATGTAATTATCCTAAATACAAGGAGGAACAAACCATGCTGATATTCACGGGAATGGACAACTCGGGAAAGACCACTTTGGTCAACAAGGTATCTCAGGACCTTGGTCTTCCCGTAGTCAAGTCTATGGGTCCTGACCACACTAAGGACGAGAAGCATATCTGGTTTTTGGACCAGATGACCAGGGAGAGAGCTTTCCCCGGCTCAGTTATCTTTGACCGCTTCCTTCCCTTCGAGGAAATGGTCTATGGAAAGGTTCTGAGGGGGGACTCCATCTACTCCCTGGATGACCCCTATATGAAGTCCCTGAAGGACCTAGGCCCCACCATCGTCTACACCAGACCCTCCTCTGAGGTTATCTTCGACTTCGGAGACCGGGAACAGATGGAAGGGGTTATCGAGACGAAGGAAAAACTCCTGGCTGCCTGGGACGATCTGATGTGGAAACTGATGGCTCGGGGATGGAATGTCCAGGTCTATGACTACACCGTAGAGCTGGAGGGGGAAGAAGCCAAGAGGGCTGATGAAGATGAACACCACAAGATGCTGGAGATTCTGGAGAGGGTCTTCGGTAACAACAAGGAGGAAGAGTAATGAACATCAATCATGCCGTGGAAGAGAAGGTTGAGGGTGACCTGCTGAAGGCTATCTTCGACCGACAGAAGTCCCTGATGGGTAAGTATCATGACATCGAGCTGAAGTCTGGACTGCTTCAGACTGAAGACTGCCCGGTGAATCTGGATGACAAGAGAGGCCAGGCCCGTATCAAGGACTTCTCCTGGAGAGTCACGGAGGAGTTGGGTGAGGCCCTGGATGCCAGAGCCAACAAGGACCACTACCAGGAGGAGCTAATTGATGGTCTCCACTTCCTGACTGAGCTGACTGTACTGGCTGGGAAGGACTACAACACCATCCTGCCTGGGGGCATTCCCACCTACTATGAGGACTATCTGTGGGACCTTGTGGAGAAGGCCAAGGGGAATATCCAGGGGTATGGTTGGGACCTGGACTCCTGGGTCACCAAGTTCATCGAACAGCTGGCCATGATGTGCAACTGCCTGAAGAACAAGCCCTGGAAGCAGTCCATGATGAAGACCGACCAGAAGGCCTTCTACAACCGGTTGACCAATGTCTGGGTCTATTATATCACTATCCTGGTGGTCTCTGGCATGAACGCTCAGGACATCGCCAACATCTACCTGAAGAAGTCCCAGGTTAACCAGTTCCGCCAGAGAAGCAACTACTAAGGGGGAGAATATGCTTCACAAGCACTACAAGGACTTTAGTGAAGCTTACTTCAAACTCAACAGAGACATCCTCCTTCATCCGGGGCAGATTGACTACATGGAGAACACCAGGGGAGTCATAGAAGACCTGTTCATCACTATAGACAGCATAGCCTGTGATAAGGTGGACTTGGCTCCCCTGGGATACTCCCCAAAGAAGTGGGACCATTTAGTCAAGACCTACATTGACCTGGATAAGCTCAGGGAGTTCTATCACCTCTGTGAAATCTCCAAGGGCATATCCATAGCCTTCGATTTTAACCGGAAGACGGTTGGCAATGGGTCCTGTATGAGAGAAGTAATCCTCACCCGTAACAACCGGAAGAAACCCTGGCAGAAAGCCAGAGTTATATGGAGAGCCACAGAACTGCAAAAGAGGTGGGCTGCAGACCTTATCCTTCTTCACCACCTCCTCTCCAAAATCCCTAACAGCCAGATAGCTGAGATTGAGTTCTACATAGTGAGTGCCTATCAATCAGGGATGTATGTCATACCTCTAGTGGAGTCTGTCTTTAAGATTTCTATGGAGTCTCTTGACCCCACAAAGAGTCCCTATTGGAAGGTCATTCGCTATAGAAATCAGAAGTACTTCCAACCCGACTCCCCAAGGCAGAAGCTTAGCCCAGCCTGGAGAATGCAGGATGTGGCCAATGCCATCAGGGAGGGGAAGGAGTTCGAACCAATAACCTACAAAGACTTTGAATTGGAGGTATGACCTATGAGAATCTATATCAACGCAGAAGAGATGATTGAGGAAACCAAACGGGATCTCGCTGAGATGGGCATTGTGGTAAGACCAGCCACTATGCAGGACAAGTATGTCAAGGGAAATCCTGACTATGAGACCAGGGAGCTTCAGAACTACTCTTACTGCCTGCTGGAGGCCAAGAGCCAGGACATCCCCGGGGTCATTCAGCCCTGGGCCGATGCTGAGTTCCTGGAGAGAATCACTGACCCCTTCTTAAGAGCTCCTGATGGGGAACTCAGTGAGCCCCATTTCCTCAACCCCGGAAAAGCCTGGGAGCTGCGTAAGGAGGTATGGACCGAGTATCTGCATGAAGGTAAGATGGCCTATACCTACAACGAGCTCATCTGGAATAATGACCAGGTGACCAAAATCATCAACCGTCTGAAGGAAGACCCCGACTCCCGCCAGTTGTGGATTAGTCTTTGGAACCCGGACAAGGACCCCGACTTCCTGGGGGGTGTTTCCAGAGTTCCCTGCTCTCTGGGGTATGGTCTCCAGGTTCGGGATGGTAAGCTCAACCTTCACTACGTGATGAGGTCCTGTGACTTCGCTACCCATTTCCGGAATGATGTCTACCTGGCCATCAAGTTCCTGGAGTGGGTAGCTGAGAAGACTGGGTATCCCGTTGGGAGCTTTACCCACACTATCTTCTCCCTGCACGTATACAACAAGGATGTGGAAGGAGTATTCTAATGGCCTGTAATAACTGCAACCTCTGTTCTTTCTCAGACCCCTCCTGTATATGGGGTTCTGGAAACCACAAGGCCAAGGTTATGGTCATCAACAGTTATGCCAGTGAAAACGATGAGGAGGTGGGGGCGGCAGTGATGCCGTCCTCTCTCATAGAAAGGCTTCAGGGGATAGGGATAGACCCAGAGAAGGTCTACTATACCAACGCTATCAAGTGTGCCTGTCCAAGGGGTACTAAGTTCAAGGTGGGAGATATCAAGAAGTGTAAGGTCCATCTTGACCAGGAGATTGAGGAGGTAAAACCACAGTTCATCCTGGTTCTGGGAGCTCAGGCCCTTAAGGCTACTGTGGACGGCTCCATTACCGAGCTAAATGGAGTGATGGTGGAGAAGGATGGAATTAAGTACATGCCTTCCTATAGCCCAGGTATAGTCTATCGTGACCCAGGAAAGGCCCCCTTTGTGGATAGGGCCATGAATAACTTCAAGTCAATGGTAGAGGGAAGCCTGGATGAACCCCCTGAGCTGGACGTTAGGGTCATAACCAACATGAGACAGCTTAAGAGGGCCTTTCAGCATCTCACTGAGAATGACTACCTGCACCTTAGCTATGATATTGAGACCACAGGCCTGGTGAGGTTCGAGGACGAGATAAACCTGTTTGGCTTTGGGAATGACCAGGTTCAATATATCATCCCCCTGGAGGCCCCACTGAGCCCGCTGAAAGGCCTTAGACTGGCACAGCATAAACTGATAACCACTGCCATAAAGTGGCTTAATAGGAACACTAAGAACCTCGTGGCTGGCAATGGAAAGTTCGATGACCTATTTCTAGAGTATAAATTCGGGGTAAAGCCCAACATCACCTTTGACGTGGTACTGGCCTCTCATATACTCAATGAGAATACCCCCAATGGTGTTAAGGAGAATGCCGTTCAGGAATGCAACGCCCCTAACTGGGATGTGGACAAGAATCTAAAGACTGGTAAGTACAGTACTCCAGAGAAGTATCAGGAGTACTTGACCTATCTCGGATATGATATCTATTACGAGTATAAGTTGTTTAGGGTATTCCGAAAGAAGTTAAAGCAGGATAAGGCTCTGATGAAACTCTTCTACCATCTCTACATGCCAGGAATAATCTCCTATGAGACTGTGGAGCAGCATGGAGTATTCATTTATCCCCAGCAATTCAAGCAGGTAAGGAAGCATCTTGAAGCTGAGAAGTCTAAAATTGAGAGACAACTTCTAAAGCTGGCTGGACATGAGGTCAACTGGAACTCCCCGGCTCAAATTCAGAAGTTACTCTATGAGGAACTGAAGCTACCAATCCTAGAGAGAACTGAGTCTGGGGCTCCCTCCACAAGTGAAGCTACCCTGATGCAGTTACGGGATGAACATCCTATAGTGGAACTCATCCTAAAATATCGGGGGGTAAACATCCAGATCTCTCACTTTATAGATGGGTGGATAAATCGCATGTGGGGACGAAGATTGTTCCCCAACTTCAAACTCCATGGAACAGTAACGGGAAGAACCTCCTGCACTGACCCCAACCTCCAACAGGTTCCCCGAGACCCCATCATTCGAAACCTGGTAGGGGCTCCTGAGGGCTGGTCTGTAGTAGAGATAGACTACTCTCAGGCCGAACTCCGCATAGCTGCAATAATGTCTGGGGATGAGACCATGACTCGGATTTATCAGACCGGAGGAGACATCCATACCCATACCTATGAAATGATAACAGGTGAGAAGGTCTCCGATGATAAATACATTCGAAAGGAGCAGAGAAAAAAGGCCAAGGCCGTTAACTTTGGATTTGTCTATGGAATGGGGTGGAAGAAGTTCAAGCTCTATGCTAGAGACAACTATGGAGTTGATCTTACCGATAAGGAGGCAGAACAGTGGCGAGAGAAGTTCTTCGCTACCTACCACTCCCTACCTAAATGGCACTCCAAACAAAGAAGAATCGTTCAGTCCCTGGGACAGGTAAGGAGTCCCATAGGAAGAATACGTAGATTGCCCGACATATATTCCACGGATAAGTCTAAAAGGGCTGAAGCTGAGAGGCAGAGTATCAACTCCCCCGTCCAGGGGTTCGGTTCTGATCTAACCATTTTAGGAATGTCAGAGATAATGGGAAATGCGGAGTACTACGACCCTGATTACGTTCTAGACAAGAACAAGTTCTTCGTTATAGGAACCGTACATGACGCTACTCTGTTCGAGGTAAGGAACGACTACCTTATGGAGTTCTGTCCAAGGGCAAAGCATATCCTGGAACACCCCAAGGCTCTAGAAGAAGTATTCCACTTCGAAAGCAATGTCCCCATTGTGGCCGATGTAGCAGTTGGTCAATCCTGGGGAGCCGGCAAGGAACTTCACATGGACCCGGGAGATGATACCTGGAAGCAGGAGATTCAAGAATATTTGGATAGCCTGAAGTGACCAAGAATGACCCCCATTCCAGGGGGTCTTCTTTTATGGTATAATAATAATACAGGAAAGGAGGTGAAACCTATGGCAGAAATACTCAAGATATCTAATTCTAAGGTTACCACCTGGAGAAAGTGCCACATGGCCTATCACTACAAGTACAACCTCAAGCTTCGTCCCAAGAGAAAGGGAATAGCCCTCAGGAGAGGTTCCATCATCCATGAGTGCATAGAAGCTTATGACTCAGGAAGGTCCTGGAGGAAGCCCTACAAGGCCTTTGCCAAACAGTTCTATGAGGAAACCTTCAAGGAGGAGATTGTGGAGATTGGAGACATCCCCAGAATGGTGGAAGAGCTGATGGAGAACTACCAGGCTCTCTATGAGGATGATGGACTCACCTATCTGGGGAACGAACTCCACTTCGAACTTCCCCTGATGCCAGGAGTGGTGATTGAGGGATACCTGGATGCTCTTGTAGAGGATGAGAAGGGGGCTGTATGGCCCAAGGAGACTAAGACCTACAAAAGGAACCCTGACTATGACTTCCTCCTCCTAAACACCCAGTCGGCCCTTTATACCTGGGCGGTCATGGAAATGGGATATAAGCCGAAGGGGACCTTATGGGACATCATCAGGGCTAAGGAGCCTAGCAGACCTCAACTTCTCCAGAGTGGAAAAATATCAAAGAAAGGTATAGACTCCACTCCATATACGGTAAGGAAGGCCCTGGTGGAGATGGGGTTCAATCCTGAGGAGTATCAGGACCTCATAGACAAGGTATCCTTTGATGACTACTTCAAGCGGTATCCTGTGAGAGTCAACAACACTGTGGTGAAGGGTATCATGGAGGACTTCAAATCCACAGCCAAGGAGATTATGAAGAAGGGCTCCAAGCTCTGTGATAGAAACCTTGGGAAGGGATGTGCTTGGTGTGACTATAAGCCACTGTGCCAAGCTGAACTCATGGGACTGGATACAGACTTCATAATGAAGAAGCAATTCGAAGTATCAGAAAAGGAAGGTAGGCCTGATGGAAAAGAAGACCAAGAAACCGAGTAAGAAGTCCTCCCTGGAGGACAGATTTGTTGACCTGCTGGACCTGGACACCCCGACCATTATCACCCTGTATGGTCGTCCGGGAACTGGCAAAACCACTATCGCCTGTACCGGGCCTAAGCCCCTGCTTCTCATTGATGTAAAGGACAAGGGAACTGACTCGGGCAAACGGGAGGACCTGGAGCCGGGAGACATCACTGTTTTCGAGCTGGAGAGCTTTGATGAAATCTACGAAGTCTATGACTACATTCAGGATAACCCCGAACGCTTCAAGTCTGTGGCCATTGACCACATGACTGCTCTTCAGGACTTCTGCTATCAGAAGGTCATGGATGAGGAAGGCAAGAGCAAGATGTCTCAGGGCATGTACGGAACTGCTGGTAGCTACCTCAAGGAGGTTATCAACCTTTACAAGGGACTCACCGACCTGGGCATCACCCCCATCTTCAACTGCCAGGACCGTATGGAGTCCGGTGATGGTGAGGGTGAGGACCAGCTGCTCCCTGAGGTAGGGCCTGGCCTTATGCCCTCTGTGGCAAGAACCCTCTGCGCTGCTTCTCGAGTGATTGGCCACACCTATCAGTTCGAGAATGTGGAGAAGCTGGATGGGGCCAAGGTAAGGAGAAACATCGAGTTCCGGCTGAGACTGGGACCGAACCCCTACTACATCACCAAGGTTACTCGTCCTGTCGGAACCCCCTGCCCCATGTTCTTGGTGGACGCTTCCTACAAGGACATTATGAAGATTGTCAAGGGTAAGTGGGAGAACTCCACCACAGTCAAGAAAAAAGGTAGCTCGGTGAAGAAAAAACTGGGTAGTAAGTGATTTACAATGGGGGGTCTATCTGATATAATGGGTATGACCCTAAAAATTAAGGAGGTATATTTCCTATGGCAACCAAACCTAGAAAGAGCAGAAGCTCTAGTTCTGTCAACGTGGACCTCTCTGGGGTGGAGGCATCCCGCAAGGCCATCCCCGAAGGTACTTACGAGGTAGTGGTCAATGGGGCCAATCAGAAAGATTCTCGTGATGGCAACCCCATGATTGCCTTTGAGTTCGAGGTAACTGAAGGAGCCCACAAGGGGGCAAAGCTCTATGAGAACTGCTCCCTGCAGCCCCAGGCCCTCTTCAAGCTGAAGTCTGTTCTGATGGCCCTTGGCATGAACATCCCAAACAAGGCCTTTGACCTCAACCTGCGTGACCTGGTGGGTCTGACCTGCGAAGTGGAAGTGGGACACGAGGTCTATGAGGGTAAGAAGAGAGCCCGTATCCTCCAGTACAATGACCCTGAGGAAACTCAGGAGAACGACTCTGATGAGGAAGAGACTGACGATGAGTCTGTGGAGGATAAGCTGCAGGACCTGGACTTCGATGAGCTGAAGGACCTGGCGAAGGACCTGGACATCGCAGCTTCTGACCTCAAGAGGGCCAAGAAGGTCAAGACCCTTATCGAACTCATCATGGACTCTGCTGATGAGGACGACATCCTGGAGGCATTGGGTGAGGACTCTGATGAGGAGGATGAGGACGACGAAGATGAGGACCAGGACTACTCTGAGATGTCTCTGTCTGAACTGAAGGCTGAGTGCAAAGACCGTGGCCTGAAGGTTAAGAAGGGGATGGACAAGGACGACCTCATCGAGATGCTGGAGGAGGACGACGAGGAGTGAAATACTCCTCCCTTCTAAATGGGAAGTAAACCGGAGACCAAAGTGGTCAAGTCTATAATGGACCTCCTAAAATCTTCCTTCCCAGGATTCTACTTCAAAACCCACGGGGGACTATACCAAAGGATTGGACTTCCCGACATACTCGGAGTACATAGGGGTAGGTTCATAGGGATTGAGGTGAAGTGTCCTGGGAAGGAGGATACCCTTTCCAAACTCCAGGAGAAGACCCTAGAACTAATCAATCTATATGGGGGGGTTGGGTTCATGTCCACCTCCCCAGAAGATACAAACCACAAACTAAAGGAGGAAATGAAATCATGGCCAATACCAATGAAAAGCTCAAGCGACTCAAAGAAATCCACCAGCAGGAAGAGGCCCTCTACGCAGAGAGAAACGAAAAGTACGGGGACAGCTTCGCAAAAACCTTCCAGGAATACGGAGAGGCGGTAGCTCTGATTCGCCTGGAGGATAAGCTCAACCGGGCAAAGACCCTGGTCTCCATGGGGCTGAAGGGTTCCGATGGAGAGTCCCTCATCGACACCCTGATGGACCTCTCCAACTATGCAAACATGGCCATCATCGAGCTGACCTCTACCCCGGGAGGAGATGAGGGACAGACCACTGAGGTCCCCAAGAAGAAGCGGAAGAAGAAGGCCAAGGAAGAGACCAAGGAGGAGAAGGAGGAAGCCCCCAAGGAGAAAGGACCCCTGGATGACCTGACCAAAAAACAGCTTATCGAGGTTATCTCCCAGCTGGGTGGAACCATTCCCAAGAAGGCCAACCGGGAAAAGCTGACTGAGGTTATCGCGGGCTTCCCCAAGGCCAAGGTGGCTGTGGCCATCACCTCTATGAAGCCCACCACTGAGACTGCCAAAGGGAAAGATGGAGATGGCAAAGAAGGAGAGGAATAACCTCTATCCCCACCAAAAGGAAGGCGTAAGGAGGGCTTTACAAGAGCCCTTCTTCGCCTTGTTTATGGACCAGGGGACCGGAAAGACCGCAGTAGCTATAAGAACCACAGTGGAGAGATTCCAAAAGATGGGACTCCATAGGGTGGTGGTCTTTGCCCCTAACAATCTCCTGTATAACTGGACACTGGAGCTCAAAGAGTGGGCCTGGCTTCCAAGGAACCAAATCAAGGTCATGAGACTTAAGGGGAAGGGAAAGCAGAACTGGATAAACCAGCTCAATGACTTTCTCAAATACGACTATGAACTTCGGTCACTGGATGAGCTAAAGGAGCTGGGCCTGGGAACCAAGAAGAAGGACATAGTCAACAGTCACAAAGCCCCCCTGATGATTCTCCTGGTGAACTATGAAAAGGCCCGAATACTTGAACCCCAACTTCGCAAGATGAAAATCCAATCTCTCATTGTGGATGAGAGTCAGAGAATCAAAAGCCGAAATGCCCAGGTCTCCAAAGCCATCTATAGGTTGACCAGAAGATGCTCCACAAGACTCCTCATGAGTGGCACTCCTGTGGGAAAAGGATACGAAGACCTGTTCATGCAGTACAAGGTTATGAACCCCGAAGTTTTTGGGGAGGACTATCGGGACTTTGAGAATAGGTATATTCGCAAAGGGGGATATATGGGGAAGGAGATAGTTGGGTATCAGAACCTAGATGAACTTAGGGAGATAGTGGCTGAGACCTCCTATCGTGTGGAGATTGAGGACTGCATAGACCTTCCACCTTTGGATATTCGCTATCTTACGTGTGAGCTTACAGGGGCCGCTCAGAAGGCGTATGGGGAGCTCTATGAGGATTTATATACCCAGATACCCCTGGAGGCCTCCAGAAGGCGTCTAAAGGCCATCCTGAGGCAGAACCACATAGACTACTCCAGTCAGGAGAGTTACCTGTCCCTTTTGCTGAAGGCCGAGTCATTCCTAAATGTGGCTTCCTGTGATCTGACCATCACCAAGCTCATTCGGCTTCACCAGTTGACTGGGGGCTTCCTTAAGCTAGACAGTGGGGAGTTAGTCCCCATGGGAAGTGACAAGCTAAACCTGGCTATAGAGTATCTCGGGGAAAGGACTCTTCCCACAGTGGTCTTCTGCAACTTCGTGGATGAGATTCGTCTACTGGAAAAGGAACTCAAGAAGGCCTTCCCCAAGAAGCGAATAGAGAACTATCGGGACTCCAAGAACAAGGAGAAGATTGAGGCTGACTTCAAAAGGGGAAAGGTGGATATAGTCATTCTTCAAATTCACTCTGGTAGTACTGGTCTCAACTTCCAAAGAGCCAATGCTGTAATGTTTTACAGTACTAACCACAGTGCCGATGACTACTGGCAGGCCATCTCCCGTATCAAGAGACCGGGGCAGAAGAACCAAATGGAAGTGATAGTTCTGATGTGTGAGGGAACAGTGGACGAAGATATAGCTGAGAACATTCGAGTCAAAACAAAGCTGATGAGGGATCTCTGGAAAAAATCTTGATTTACCCATTTACAAACTCTTGATTGTCTGATAATATATAAGCATACCAAACAACACACTCTACCAACAATCAAGGAGGAACATCAAATGAAGACTTTCAACTTTACTCTGAAGGGCCAGACCCATACCACCACTGTTCAGGGCATCACCTTTTCCTACTTCTCTGACTTCGGCTATCGTGGAACCTTCGCTATCAACGAGGCCACTGGGGAGACCAAGCAAATCAGCTCCCAGGGTTACATCCATAAGGACCTCACTGTTAGAAAGGCCATCGCTGCTTCTTTCGGACTCTCCTCCTTCAGAAAATAACTCCTTCAAGAGAAGCCCCCATTTATGGGGGCTTCTTTTTATGGTATAATATGAGTATAGAAAGGAGGTAGACCTATGGACTATATGAAACACAAATACTCTAAGCGGGTGTACCAGGTCATGACTGACCATGGACCGGACCACCCCTATCTCTTGTGCTCCCCCTTCGCTCGGTATGTGAGCAAGGGAACTATGGAGAGGTTCTTCTCCCCCTGTGGAAAGCCCCAAGAAGCCACTGAGCCGATGGTCTCAGTTACCCAGGAAATTGAGTGGGAGAAGAAACAGCTCAGAAGAGAAGCCCCCCTTGTGGTCAAGGCCCCTACTCCCATATCCCGACCCAGGGCCAAACAGGAAAGAGCCCACAGAGAAAGGACTGGGTCCGAGGAGTACACCCTGAAGGATCTTTGCTCTGAGCTGGGTATCTCCCCGGCCACAGCCAGAAAGCTTCTTAGGTCCAAGGGAAAGGTTGCTCCGGACGGGGGATGGAAATGGACCGACAGGGAAGCTGCGAAGCCCATCAAAAAAATTCTCAAAAAACTTTTATAAAACCCATTTACAAGTCTCGAGTAATCCCTTATAATGTAACTGTAATCAAACAACAGAGAACCAGGATAAAACAGAATGCTCCCTGACTATACCCAACTTCATCTGAAGCATCAAGGTAGTAAACAGCTGCGAAAGGTAACCTGGTTCTCAACCCTACCAACTGAAACAAACATTATAGGAGGAAATTAAAATGACTAACCTGATGAACATCAACCTGGAGACCCTGACTGCTTCTGAACTCAAGAACCTGGCTAAAGAGTTCCAGGTGAAGTCCTGGTGGAACATGAAGAAGGCTGACCTGATCATTTCTCTGGAGGGATGCAGAACTCTGCAGCTAAAGGCTCAGGAGACCGCGGAGAGTAAGGAGAATCAGGACTCCAAGACCCCCAAGGCTCCTAAGGCTCCCAAGGTTGAGAAGAACGAAGAGAATCTGATTACTCTGAAGGAACTGGCTGCTGAGTTCCACATGAAGGGAACCAAGGCCCGGAGACTCCTCAGGAACGAAACTGCTGCCCGTCCCTTCGGGGGTAATCGCTGGGAGTGGGACAAGGACCTGCACAAGGCTGAGCTGGAGCTGGCTCGGTCCATCCTGAAGGCCCACACCAAGTAAGGTATGGAACAACTACATAAACGCAAAGGAAGGCCTCCACCCTAATCACTAGGAATGGGGGCCTTCTTGGTTTGCTTATTCGATGTCTATCCCTAAGGACTTGGTCTTCTTCCTATAGTGTTCATGGAGCTCTTTCTGCATATCCATAACCCCCACAGCATCGAAGGCTATGGCCTTGAGCTTCAAAAGCATACGGTCCAGATACTTGAGTTCCCGGTCCACATCAGTCACCAGTTCACAGACCTTGTTGAAGTCAGTCACACAGCCCAGGTTCATGAGAGCTATGGAGTACTGGGAGTAGAGTTCTTTGGTCTCAGACTCCCACTCCTGGTACTCATTGAAGGACTTCTCCACAGCCTGCTTACGAACCTGAGGAGTGACATCGAATCGAGTGTACTGTCCCCATTCTACCGGGATGACCTTAGGTCCCAGGGGATGCCCACCAACCAGGAGCTTGTTGTGGTGGTTGATATAGTATCGACACAGGCCTCTATGCTCAGCAGACTCTGAGAAGTACTGGTACTCGTGCATTCTCTTGAACCCCATCAGACCCAGGAAGTCAAACAGGTCTGCCGACTGGGTATGAAACATGAGAGCCGTAATCTGTCGATCATGAATAGCCTTGAAGATGTCCTCAGTGGTCATGCCCTCAGTGACTCTCTTCTTGTCGTTCATCACTTGAACTACCTCCTTTCAAGAGGGATAGTATTTCTTCAATCTTGGAGTCCTGTTCCCCGAGGTGGTTGTGGAGATCCCCCACAGCCCCACTGATGGCTCCCTGCATCTGGCCTTGGTCTATATTCTCAGAGTAGTTGGCTAGGCCTATCACAAAGGAGACTAGGGTGATTAGGTCCAAGAAGGAGAGAGACTCTCCCTGATTATTCATGCCAGCTTGCACATCCCGACACAAGTGTGGTTGACATTGCCAGCCACCCCACTAATGTTCAGAGTGATGATGGGATGGTTAGCGCAGCAGGTAACCAGGCACAGGTCGGTCTCGAGATGGGCGGTGTAGGTACTACCAGAGGCTACGGTCCACTGGCTGATGGCACAGGGAAGAGCGACTCCATCTTTGTAGAGCTGGACTGTGGCAGTACCAGCAGCAGTGGGGGTGAAGGTTACATCAGCGGACAGATGATAGAGACCAGACTTGTTGACCGTGATGCTTCCAGTGTTTAGAGTCAGGGAACAACCACTTTCCACCACAGGAACCCCCTTCAGGTTCAGAGGGGTAAGGGTATCAGTGAAGGCCTGAGTGGTGTTGTTATAGGCCCTCACACAGGACTTAGCATAGGCGTTGTTGTAAGACATATTAAATGCTCCTTTCTAAAAGTGGGGGAGGGCTTATGCCCTCCCCCTGGTTTGGTCCGGCATAAGTATATGCACTGGGTTCTCAGTTAGCAGCCACAACCACAGCTCCCGTAGCCATTAGCTGCAGTGTAGGGGCTGCAGGTAATGTAAGCAGGAGAGGGGAAGGGGCGAACTGCGTTGATGATAGTCTGAGTCTGAGCGTTGTTGCCCAGCTGCAGCTGAGCTGCCTGCAGGTTATCACGCAGTTCCTGAATGGTGTTCTGGGTCATGACATCGATGATGCGCTGGGTGTTTGCGTTGGCCGCAGTGATGATGTCGCAGGTGTTCTTGGCGTTCTCGTACCGAACAGCATCGATGTTGCGATTGGTTTCGCAGCAGCACTGCTGGGTCTGGTAACCAAGATTGGAAATCTGGGCGCCGATTCCATTGAAGCCCTGGAGCATACCAGAGTTCATGGCATAGAATCCATCACACAGTCCATTGCTCAGACCATCCAGCTTGTTGACGATGGTGTTGGTGTCGAAGCCTCTCTGAATGTCCGCCTGAGTGGCGTAGTTGGCCGCAGCTCCCCGGCCCCCGAAGCCAAGCCCAGAGCCATCGCCCCAGGCCAGCAGGAAGAACAGGAAAAAGACCCACAGACCCCCATCACCACCGAACATGCCAGTGTCTCTTCGGTCCTGGAGAGCCAGGGCATCAGCCACACTCAGGCCACTACCTTCCATTCCCATAATACTACCTCCTTAAGAAGAATTATTTGTAAAGCACTTGGGAGTGCGCTTTACCTACTTAGACCCCATCATCTGCTGGAACTGCTTCATGGCAGAGTCCAGGTCTATGCCCCTTTGTTGGCACAGATTCTTGGCCACCTGCTCCAGCTCCTGGGGGGACTTTCCCTGAGCCATCTGCTGGGCTCTTTGAAAGAGGGGGTTGTTCTGCAGCTGCTGGTTCATCATCTGACTAACCATCTGCTGGGGGTTACTTCTTCCACTGAACATTCCCATCATTTGCATCGGGTTGAACATGTTCAAGTACCTCCTTCAATTGTTTCTCAAGAGAAGCTACCTTTTGACTAAGGGATTGAACCACAGTATCGAACTCCTCTTTGTTCACTACCACAGGAGTCTCTACAGGAGCCGGGGTCTCCAGGCAGTAAGTGTTGATAGTGGCAGTTCCATCAAGGTTAATTTGCTTGGTGTAGATTTTGTGGTTTCCAAAATCAGTGAAAACATGAACCCCTCCATCAAGGTCAATCATGGCTCCCTTCACTTCATCAATTGAGGTAACCACTCGTCCTTTAATAAAGCCAGTCTGAGGCCCCTGAGAGGTCGCCAGAGGGCCACTCATCTGTGAGTATGTGTTTACACCCCCAGCAGTGTATTGTGGGTACTGTGCCTCCATCTGGGCCAATCTCTGCTGGGCTGGGGCCATGGGGTAGCCATAGGGCATATTATATCCAGATTGTCCGAACATGGGTAAAATCCTCCTTCCCCCTTTGTGATTATATTATATCAGGGAAGGCCGTGGTGATGGACTAGAGAAGGTCTTTCTTAAGTCTAGAAAAGAACTCAACAAAAAAGGCCCCCGGCACTTGAGTGTGCCGAGGGCCTAATTCACAATAATTGATTTAGCTTTTTCAGGACCTTTCTATGTCTTTTCTTTATGGTCCCCTCACTGTACCCCAGAAGGTCACCGATGTAGCGAAGGTCCTTGTCCTGAAGATAGTGAAGCTCCATAATCCTCCGATCTTCCTCAGATAGTATACAACGATCTAGTAAGTCGGAGAAGGTTTGTATCTCCACTATCTCTTTGAGTTTGTTCCGGGTCTTAATGTGTTCAGTCACCTATGAACTCCCCCTTCTCAGGGCTTATTCACATACCGACCACAGGTGGGGCAACGGGGATGGGAGTTACTGTTGGATTTGTTGGAGGAACTCTTGTGGGAGGAACTGGACCGGATCTTGGTTCTGGTGGTAGTTCTAGTTACCCTAACAGTCTGCTTGGCCATCCTTATTCACCCCCTGCATCAGTATCAGAAGCTTCCTGTTGATAAGTAGCGTTCTCCCCAGATTGATATACATTGTTGCCCGTCCCCTCACTGGTGTCCTGGGTTACCGTAGTAGTCTTCGTAGTGGTAGTGGTGTAGTCCCACTGAGACTCATACCACAGAAAACTTCCCACGATAGAGAGATTTACCAGGATGCTGATGACCAAAGCAATCCAGAGTCTTTTGCAGTCAGCAGCTCGGTCATGGAGTAGCTTCATGGTAATCTTATTGAGAGCAATACTTTGGTCCAGTGCCCCCTGCTCTTCCTTCAACTCCTTAAGGTCTTTCTCATCGACCATATATAATCACTCCTTTTCTTTTTCAATGTAATGTAGGATGGTCTCCAGAGAGTGAGATACTTGGTCCGAGCTACTAAGTCTCATGTCCAGTGTACCCTGCCTCTGGTCGACAGAGTTGAATTGCCTAAACAAGGTTTTGATTTGTTCCTCATGGGACTGTACCAGAAGGGCCAGGGCATTCTGCCCTGTGGAAGTAGTCTTGAGCTCCTTCTTAATCTCCTCGATGCCCTCTATGGCCTGGTTTATCTTCTGCTCCAGGACCCCTTCCTTCTGAGCTCTAGCGTTCATGCCAGTAACGAAGGTGGCAATGCCTATGATACAGGATATGATGCCCCCGAGGAAGGTTATGATTGAGAGGTCCATAAGCAAACCCCCTCAGTTACCTTTGTTCGGCTGCTTAAACACCACCTGATTGATACCTATGGCAACCACAGTTACAAACCCCAGACTTGCAAAATCCATAATATTCCCCCCCTTAAAAAATCCCTACATACGCAAAAATACCACCCCTGGCATCCAGTTGATTGGCCGGATGAGAATCGGTTGACTTATAATACCAAGATACTGTATTTCCAGAGATGCTAACAACCAGGTTTGACATCGTTCCCGTCTCTATCACGGAAACGCCCGTAGAAGCAGACGGGGTGATAAGTAGAAACCCCCATCTTACAAGAGTAAGATTCGTCTGCTTTATCAACACAACTTTTGGAGTTCCATGTACAAATGAGATGGTATTTGGGGAGTTTTCACCGGTTCTACCTTGCCCTATGTATGTACCAGCCACACTTGGATAGCCCCAATAGGGTGAGCCAGAAGTGTCTTGCTTCAGAAATGCCCCAGCTTGCGGGGGGAATGCGAGTTGAGCAAGGGTTGTTGCTGCTGATGGGTAGATGAGTCTATTTGCCGACCAGGATGATTTACCAGTACCACCTTTTGCAACAGACAGGATAAGCTTATTATAAAGGTTGTCCCACCAGCTTTTTACTTTGGCCGGAGTCATCCATTTGGTGTCATCAGTCCCAGCTTGAGCTTGAGCCGTACTGGCCTTGTCAGATATATTTACCTTGTTGTCTTTCAAGGCTGTAATTTGACTCTGAAGATTTGCTGCCACATCCCCACTCAGCTGAGACTGAATGTTAGCAAACCAGGTCTGAAAAGCATCATCGTATTGCGCAAACAGACCTGTGGTATCGATTTGGTCAACCACACCCTTGACCCATCCACAAACCGTGGAGTCTGGCCTTTTATCAGTAATACTAGCCTGAGCTATGGAGGTAGTCCCAGCTACCACCCTAATAGAGGCCAACATCAGCTCATAGTTATCAGCGGACCTCTCCAGAGGGGGGGCAGAGGGACTAGAGGTGGCTACTCCTGTCTTGACCTCCAGGGATATGGACCGATTACTCCTGCTCCAGCGAAGCACCACAGCGTCTATCCGAGGAAGAGTTCCATTGGCAGGGGAGATGGTCAGTAGGTAATCTTCGTCATTATTGCAGTAGTACCCATTTATCCATCCAAGCCCTGATTTTACCCGGACGGTCATGTCACTGGGGGCATTGGCTACAACCTGGAGATTGGTAGCGGGGTTGGGAAATACCCCATTGGCAATGAAAGACGCGAAATACTCAGCAAAACGCTCTGCAGAGTATACTCGGTCGTATTCACCTCCTACCAGTTCTGCATCAAAGAAAGCACTAGTTAGGGCCATGGTTCATTACTCCTTTCGTTTTAATAATTGTGTTATAGTTGGGGCCGAGGTTCCGAGGACCAGGGATAAGCTGTACCCATTCTCATCCCAAGACTGTTGAACTTCGCTTATCTCGGTAGAGATCTGAATACCCAAATTGGGGTCCTGCATGGTAATTCGGTCACCAAGAAAATAGTCTACCCCATACTCATAGGCTCTAGGGCCATACACTCGAATACTAGCATCGAAGGACTCCACCAAAGGAACTTCTCCCAGTTTGGACTTACCCCTCTCCTGAAGCATCCCATCATAAATGGATGTAGCTATGGGAACTTGGGTAGTACTCTCGGAGGTAACCACTCCGGCTTGAGCAGTCTCATCTACCTTTTCCTCTGTAGAGGTGGTAGTGGTCTTCTCCCCTGTCTTTGGGTTAGTCATCTCTACCTTGGTGACTATCTGAACCTCATGAGTTTTCTCATCCAGAATAAAGGTAGTTATCGTGGTAACCGTAGGCCAGTTCTCATAGTCCTGAAGGTCTCTAGCGTCCACAAATAACTCCCGTCTGGAGAGTCCGGACAGGGAACCATTGATCTCTGAGGTTTTTCTTTGAACTCCCTCCCCAGCCCCAGCCACCAGAGACATGTTGCACCAGGCCGTAGCATCCAGGGTGTAGGAGTCGGTCAGAATATCGCTCAGATCGGTGGATAGAATCACGGCGGGGAGAATACTCTGCTCCACAGAGCGATTGGTTCCTTTCAGGATGGTGAACAGCAGTTCCCTCTGGGGAACATTAGCCTTTATGCGAATAAATAGGGAGTGGGAGTTTGCTAGCTCCACAGCTGTATTCCATAGGTTGGAATAAGAATCGCTAAAGCTTATAGATGGGCCTAAGGATTCTTGAGTAGGGAATAGCCCCAGATTGGGAATAACCCGTTTAGGGTCTGAGGGGGAGATGGCATTGAGGTTGACCATACTCCTCAGGTGATTAGAGACCACCTGGGTTCCTGAGTATTGCCCCCAGATGATTCTTCTTTCCAGCCAGGACTCTATGAACCTTCCACTAACCTGGAGAGTAGTACTCCCCTGTTCATCTGTGGATTTTTGAATGGTCTCTATCACTCCGAGTTCATCCCCCCCTATCCAAAGGAGGTTATCGGGCTTTAAAAGTCCAGAGTTCTCCGGGAGCATGGGACACCATAGCTCGAACCCCCCGAACGTAGTAGTTCGAGAGGTCCAGGTCAGGGCGGTAAACTGGTTGAGCAGTCCTAGAGGGACCAATAGGGGGGAAAGGATGGTTAGGGTAATATTCATTCTTCCACCTCCAGATAACCAGGATTGAAGGTAATGACTACCTCAAGGGAAGATAATCCTTCCTCAGCATCATAGCGAAGAAGGTTTTGTCCCACTGCTAACTGAAGCCAACTGGAGTCATAGGTTCTATAGTGGAAGTAGTTAGACTCTATCCCCTTAAGTATTCCAACAATGTGTCTTTGTCCTTCTTGGGTGTAGATCCTTACTACTTCCCCACTCTCCAGGGTTTTACCAATCTTGATGAACTCCTGGGAGCCTATGTCTACTAGACTGGGGTTGACCACGGTTCCAGTAGCCTTAAACTCAATTGTATATCCCACAGGGAAGTCTCCAGGGTTATTGACCTCAGCTATCAGGGAGGGCTGTCTAACCCCCAGAACCACCCCAGTATCTTTGGGGATGGTGAGGGGAAAATGGAAGCGGGGCTCGGTATAGGCCACAGATACTACATTGTCATAGAGATCTGTGAACAAGGGATATGGGCAGTAACCAGTGATGAGAAATTTGGCCATGTACTCATTGTTCTCCTTGTAGGTAGCAGAGTACTTGACCGAGGTACGGGGAACAAAATCAATCTTGTAGTTTCCTCTGATGGCCTGAAGGGTGTGCTTGGGATTTACTATGGAGTTGAGAATTCGTTTCATTCTCTTGACCTCTGCTTCATCTTCCCTGGCTACCCATCCTGTAATCATCACTTGGCGAGGCTCCAGAGTAGTGTTGTAAAGGGTTACTCCAATTTGGTCTACGTACTTGAAGGTATAGTTGTTGGCTTCCACGGTTCCCCAGTCCACGGAGTCAAGCCAGTATTCACCTTGAGAAGTGTTGATATTGATTCTACTTCTCGTATTCATATTCACCAGGACAATGGAATTGGTCAAGTCAACACCTCCTTAGACAAATCCGAGAGCCAGCTCCTGCTTAGCTCTCTTGAACTCCTGAGCAGCCTTGGTGGGAGTGAGTGCCACAGGAGAATAGAAGTTGTAAGTATCTCCACCTGAGTTGGTACGATTGGCATTTTCCTGCTTGGTAAGAATGGCCTCACCCTCATGAACCTTAACGATTCGATCGCTGGGAACATAGTCAAGTCCACTGGCATAGGAGCCAGAGACGGTTATTGTACCAGGGGAGTCCCCAGCAGATACCTTAGCACTCTCATCCTTCCAGAACTGGACCTTTTCGGATATCCAATTCACGGCATTGGAGACCCAGGAGGTAATGCTTTCCCAAATGGACTTCATGCCATCCCAGAGACTGGTGAAGATGGACTTACCCGCCTCGAAGAGAGCACTACCTATTCCTTTGATGGTATTCACTGGGTCATTGACCACTTCAGAGAACCAGGTCTTGATTGCATCCCAGACATTTTGGAAGCCTTCCTTGACCTTGTTGAAAGTATCCTTGGCAGCCTGAAGAAGCCTTACTCCTATGTGGATAAGGGTGTCGACTAGGAGATTTAAGAAGTTGCTAAACAGGGTCTTGATGGTTTCCCATATCAGAGAAGCCCCCTCCTTGACCAGGTTCCAAGCCGTATCCCAGTCCCCCTGGAATAGGGCAGCAAAGATTTGAAATGCATTGGAGATGAGGTTGAAGGCAGTGGAGAAGATTAGCTCTATATTGGACCATACCGTCTGGGCAATGTTCTGGATGTTGAGAAAGTTTTCGTTCCACAGGTTGGAGATGAACTCCCAGGCTGTGGTGAAGACGGATTTGATAGCCTCGAATATCTCAGCTGTCTTTTCGCGTATTCCCCCAAAGTCAGTTACCCAGGCAGTCACCAGGGCAGCTATGGCTGCTATCACTATTCCAATAGGTCCAGTGAGGGCAGTCAGCACAGCACTCAGTCCACCAGCCCCACCTACCAAACTGATGATGGAACCTATAGCACTAGAGAGCTTTCCTATGATGAGCAGTAAGGGTCCAAGAGCAGCAACCACACCAGCAATTGTTACAATCATCTGGAGGGTCTCGGGACTCAGAGAGGAAAGCTTGTTTACGAACTCGGTGATTTTCTGTACCACAGCAGTAACGGCGGGGGCCATGACCTGCTGCAGTCTAATTGCGAGGGTCTCGATAGAGCCCATCATTTCTTCAACGGAGCCTTTGGTGTTGTCGAGCATGGTCTCTGCCATTTCAGCAGCAGCCCCATCACAGTCCTCGAAGGACTCAGTGAGGGCTCTCAACTCCTCAGGACCCCGCTCCATGAGGGCCAGCATACCAGACAGGGACTCCTGGCCAAACAGAGTAATCAGGGCGTTATTTCTCTGCTCCTGGGTGAGTCCAGCCATGTTGGTCTCTAGCTGTTCGATAATGCCATTCAGGGGGAGCATGTTGCCCTGAGCGTCGTAGAATGACAGGCCCAGTTCCCCCATCTTGGCCAGCATGACATCGGTGGGTTTGGCGAGTCGGGACAAAGCACTACGTAGGGAGGTGCCTGCCTGAGAGCCCTTGATACCAGCATCGGACATAATGCCGACAGCAGCAGCGGTCTCTTCCAGGGACTGCCCCATGGCCTTGGCCACAGGAGCAATGTACTTCATCGCTTCACCCATATCCTCAGTCTGGGCGTTGGTGCGGGCAGCAGCCTCAGCAAATACATCGGCCACATGTCCAGCATCAGAAGCCGCCAGGCCAAAGCCACGAATTGCCGAAGCAGCAATCTCAGAGGCCGTACCTAACTCAGCTCCTGAGGAGGCGGCCAGGTCCAGAAGACCAGGCATGGCAGACATAATCTCTTGGGTGTTAAAACCAGCACTTGCCAGGTTCTCCATACCCTCAGCAGCTTCACCCGCCGAGAAGGCTGTAGTAGCACCGAGGTCGATAGCCTGGTCAGTCAGGGCCTTAAGCTCATCGCCTGTAGCCCCAGAGATTGCCTGGACTCTGGACATTTGAGCCTCGAAGTCACTGCCCACCTTCATGACCGCAGCTCCCACACCAACCAATGGCAGGGTTACGGACTTGGTGAGTGTTCCCCCTACAGAGGTGAGGGCAGATCCCATGGCTGAGAACTTATCCGACACTGTGGCAGACTCATCCTGAAAGGTCTTCATGTCTTTCATAGCTGAGCTAAATCCAGACTGAAAACCCTTAGTGTCAAGCAGCAGATAACCTACTGCAGTACCAACATCAATCAATAGTTCTCACCTCCTTCGTACTGAGAGTAGATATCATGGAAGCTGGTATACTTTTTCCGAAAGGCTATTTCTTCCCCAGCATCCAGCTTCCCCATGATATAGGCACAGGCCTCATCTAAACAGTAGGCCGTATATTCATCACTTATTGACAGTAACTCCGATGGGGTCTTCCGGTACCTTCTGGACATTGTCAGCACGTTCAATATGTTCGGGCTGGATACGAAAGGTCTCCAGGGCTTTGGTGCCCTTCTGGGTGTAGTTGAAGATGAACATCAACTGTTCATCGGTCAACTCCACACCAGCCTCCTTGAGCTGGGAGTAGGTAGGCTCCAGGAAGCAGTCCTCGCAGATAACGTCCAGAATCTGGAAGAGGTCACCCAGAGCCGACTTGTTCTTCTCGTTGATGCCCTTGCCAGCAAACAGGCCGTTGGCCGTATTCAGCAGGGAATTGGGAATTTTTCCAGTCTTGGCCAGAGCCAACATGGAGGGTCTTTTGATGCGAGCCACAAAGGGCTGACCTTCTCCGAAGTCGGGGAACTGGACAATCTGGCCCTGAGAGTACTTGGACAACTGATTCAGGCTAGTAACCTTAAGCATGATTGTTCCTCCTTAGGTTTCGCTGGAGACAGTAGGAAGCTCCTTGATATACGTAATCTTGTAAGGGGCCTCACCCGTCTTGGGGGCGGAATTGATGGTGTATTCAGGGGCCCGGAAGACGTTGTCCTCACTGTTCAGGGCCACAGGGGTGCCCTGGCAGTTAGGATAAGCAATCTTCTCATACCCAGTAACCAGGCCGGCGGCATCATAGATGGCCGAATAGGCGTTCAAGGTGAAGGGACTTCCCTTGTCATCAGAGCCGGCTACGGGGGGAGTGTAGGAGCTCACTCCAAAGCCGGCATCAGTGTCCCCTTCAGTAGACTGCTCAGCAGAGGACCAGTACTTGATAGTACCCCCCTGAAGGATTTTGACCAACTCGGGGTTGAATACATTGTCGGTGAGGGTAATGGTGTTGCCGGTGATAGTAACCTGCTCAGGCTTCTGGGCAATCAGCTTGCCCTTAACCACCAGCTTGACAGAGTCCTCAGTCTCGGACTGAACAGAGATGGCAATCTTAGAAGCCGTCTGGAGAGCAATTTCCTTACCCCCGGAGACCTCCACAGTCACCATGGACACGTCAATGGTAGGAATCTCATGACCCTTAGTGGGATTAGCCATGTTCTAACCTCCTTAGATGATTTTTAGATGATTTTTCGATAGTTCTTGTACTGGATGCTAATCATGTGGCCCTTCACCGAGTCATCATAGAAAGACTGGGTCTGGCTATGGGTGGGCTTAATCATGGGGACCAAGTCCTTCATGGCCAGCTTGACCTCTTCCACAAAGGGCTCCAAATCACTGAAGTGGTCCTTCGGGATGTAACACATGATGTCGTAGTATGTCACAGTACTTGAGTACTGGAGATACTGAGAGGTAGTGGCATCCTTCACCACCACATAGCGGGACAGGCACTCACCAACCTTCTGGGCTGGGAAGTAAACCTCGAACCCCTTTTCCTTCAAGTGAAGGTAGATATCTTGGATTCTACTTGCTGCAGCCATATCAACCTAACCTTTCCAGAAGTTTGTTGAATCCTGTCATGACCTCATTGGAGTTGGCTAAGATAGTAGGTTGAATGATGGCAAAGCGTTTCTCATGTGCCAGCTCCAGCCAGATACCATAGTCAACTCCATGGGCTAGGGTTATCTTGTACCCACTAGTTATCTTAGTGACTGTACCCGTGAGTCTCTGACGGGCATGACCAGTCCGGTCAGTCCATTTAGCGTTATCCCTCATGTAGTTCTGGAGCTTCAGGGCTGCCGTCTCAGCATACATTCGTAAAGCAGCTTCTGACTTTCCCATAAAGGCATTGAGTCCAGCTTCAAGGCCAGACATATCCATAGAAAAGGAGCTCACTTAAGGACCAGCTCCAGAGAGATGTCACAGGCTACCCCGAGATTGTTCACGTCTCTCAGGTTCACGACCCTGTAGTCCTTATCACGAATGGTCACCTTCATGTCCCCCTCTAGGCCCGTGGAGTCTTCCACAAGACACATGATGAGAGCATCGGGCTTGGTTTTGATGTTGGCCCCATCCATAGCAGAACTGGTAACGTACCCCTGAGTTTCATGATAGACTCCTGGGACCTCCACAGTTTTAGAGGTTTCTGTAGGTTCTCCGAATTGGTTTTTCCCAGAACCAGTGAATGTATAAGTCCGGCCCTGGGTCTTGATGAACCGAGTGAGTTTGTGCTTCTCAAAGTTGGGGTTCATCAGTACCCCCCCTTGAGAGTCCCAGAGTTGAAGGGGCGATACTGGGAGGCCAATCTCCTGAAGTACTTACTGGTATCAGCAGTAGATAGACCACTCACTTCTAGTGTGGTATCTTCAGCCTTTATCAACAAGCACTGATAGGCAGCCCCTCTAACATCCCCACCATTCTGCTCTAGGTAGAAGTTAAGCTGTTCATCAGTAAAGAAGGGAATGTCATTCTCTCGAAGTATCAGTTTCAGGTTGCTAAGGTCAGACATGAGAATACCCCCCTTACTCCTCGTGGGCCTTAATGGCCTCAACCAGTTCCCCCCGGGTCTTCAGGTTCTTAGTCTTAATACCCAGCAGAGAGGCGTACTGCTTCAGCTCAACCTCAGACATGTTCTGGAGGGTCTCCTCCTCAGTGGCCTCAGAATGGGCGTCAGTGGGCGTTTCCTGGTTAGTGGTGTGTTTACTATCACCCCGCTTCCCAGGAGTCACAGTGGGCTCCTGGGGGGGCGGGGCGAGTATTTCATCCACTACTGCCCAGCCCGAATGGGAGTACAGCTCCCTGAAGGCCCCTTTAGAGACAATCAAGTGCTGGGTTCCATTGGTAATCTTGAGCATATAGTGTACCTCCTCCAGGCTTAGGCCGTAACGTCCAGAATGTAGACCTGGTCGGCAGCTTCGAAGGAAGGCAGGGAAATCATGGTGACCTTGGTCTCCACGTTCACGGGGTCAGCCTTGTTGATGGAGGTGACAGCTACGCCCACATCAGTGATGGAAACGTTGGCCACAGCCTTGCCCATCAGGTCAGACTCCTCAGGAGTGGTGCCGAACCAGGTAGTACCCAGAGAACCGGAGGGGAACATGACGAAGGTGTCATCGGGAACGTACTTGGTGGCGGCTTTAGAGTCATTGTTGTAGCGCTTGGAGTAGACCACAACCTCCAGGCCATAGGTATCCTGCAGGTACTGCTTCAGGACGGAGTCAGTCAGGGTAGCCTGACCCTGGGACAGGATATAGATAGACTTCTTGAAAATGTCATTCTTCAGCATGTAGCCCCAGGTCTTACGGGAGCAGACTGCACGAGTGGGACGAACCCCGGTATCATCCTCGATCTTGTCCTGTCCAGCCACGATGTCAGCACCGATGTCAGCGGTGGTAGTGCTCCAGGAGGTGGTGACAGTGACCTTGTGATCGGCAGGCATACCATAGTCATAGCTGTAGGCCTGACCATTGGCAGTGATGGAGATGGCACCGGTAGTCAGAGCCATCATGCGCATCTGCTCACGACGAGCAGCAGCACCCTCCAGCAGGACAGTGTTGTCGTTGAAGATACGATTCAGAACAGCATCGATATAGGCCTGGTTGCCAGTCTCCATAACCATGTTCAGCTGCTGGCGCAGTTCCTCATCGATGTACAGGGACTCCTTGAAGAAGGGCATCTCAGCGGTCAGACGATCGAAGCCGATACGAGGACGGGGAACAGCTCCAGCGTCGAAGGCAGAGGGCTTCAGAACCACGGGCAGGCCAGCAGATCCCTTGATCCACTTCAGATCGAGACCCAGCTTTTTCTGGGCGGGGAACAGAGTCTCACCCAGATAGGGCGGGCGATCCTTGGTCAGAGTCTCCCAGTAGGAGACCATCTCATTGGCATTGACAAAGTCAAAAATAGTAGGCATAAAGATTTTCCTCCTTTATGATTTTACATGGTGTTGGGAGTGGCTTACTTCAGGAAGGTGATCTTACCGACCAGCTCGGTTTTACGAGTGGCAGTGATGAGGGCCGCAGTAGTGGCGTCAACCTTATTCAGGTCAACGAAGCCCCAGATGAGCAGAGTGCCATTGGCATCGCCTTCGGTAACATCCACATCGTGGAGCAGAACTCCAGTGGCGGGCTTGGCATCTCCAGCACTGCCGGTAGAATCATCAGCAGCCTTGACGAAAGCCGTGGTCCGGGCCGTCAGGTCACCACTCAGGGGAGTACCAGCCGGAACGATCTTGCGACCATCACGAGTCACCGAGTAGGCATCATCCACACGGATGCCCACGGACAGCTGATTCTGAACATTGAATAGAATCTGAACAGGACCACCATAGGTAGTCTTCTTGACACCAGACTGATTGAGCATTTGAGTATCCTCCTTTAATTTAATTAGTTGTTGAAGTAGGGGTTCTTTGCGGTGTTGTTGACAACCTGAGCACCCAGACGAGAGCCCAGACCACCCTTCTTGTCAGAGCCTTCCTTTCTCTTGAAGCCAGCTCCCCCTCCAGTGCCCTTGTCACCAGAACCAGAATCTGACTCTCCGAAAAAAGCCGAGTACTTGGGCTCCTCTTTCATCTCCTTGACCACAGCAGCCAGGTCCTTATCATCAGAGACCTTTCTCAGTGCCAGGGTGATGACATCCTCCAGATACTCCGGCTTGCAGCCAGCAGACAGGACCTCCACCTTGGCCTCAGCCAGGATGGCTCTCTTCTCAGCTTCCTGCTTGGCCTTCTCAGCGGCATTAGCAGTATCCTGAGCTTTCTGAGTCTCAGTCTTGTCCTTCTCCAGAATCTCCTTGTACTTGGCTAGGCCATCCTTAGCAGACTTGGCATCTTCCACACCAAGCTCCTTCAGCAGGGCCTTCTTGGCAGACTCTTTTTCCTTCTTCAGGAGAGCATTTACATCCTCCTGAGTAAAGGTCTTCCCGGACTGGTTACCGGTACTCTGTTCTCCCTGGTTTTCCGGGTTTTCCAGAGTGTCCTTTTTTTCTTCGCTCATATTGAGCTCCTTTCCCCAGGGAGACAGCCCTGGTCTGTAATACCCTACTGTTCTTTAACGTCTTCAGTTGGTGAAAAGACATATATAAAAAGAAGAACTAACCTTTTTGGTTAGTTCTCCTTTTTATACTGGGGACAGTCTTTCCCTTTTAGTACCTGATTAGGTTTTAAGGGATACTGCATGCACTGAGAAGTATTTCCCAGTATTTTGGAGTCATCCAACCTGAACCTACAGTCTTTACACTTTAGTAGGGAGTTGGTGATTCTAGTGACTGTCCTGGCCTCACTCTTTATTCGTTTTTCAAAGTCATCCATGGGCTATTCCTCCTTCATTTTCTATTATACCATAACCAGGGGAGATTGTAAATAGATTTTATGGAATTATTTCCATAAATACTCTAATTTTAGAGCTCTTATGCCCATCAGATTTTTCTATGGAATCAATTCTAACTGTAGTTCCCGCGTTTAATAATGTTTCTCCCTCTTCAGTTCCATACTTGGATATACTCATAATAGAAGAAGCCGGGGTTCCAGAGGGAGCATGGAATATTACCTCCACATCTCCAGAGAATCCACGATCCCAAAGACTAGAGGTACTGGTAAACCCACTGTAAGTTCCTACCACCCCAGAGAGCTCCTGATTTAACTCCTCCACAGACATGTTAGATAGCTTACTCATGTTGTCATAAAAACTTCCAGGAAGAAGTCCAGCCAGGTCTCCTAGGTCAGTTCCTCTACGTAGATACAGAGACTCAGTAGTTTTCAGGGAGTTTAGTCCCCCCCTGGCCTTCTCAATATCCTTTAACTGAGAGGAACTAATACCAGTCCTTTTTATGGCCCACTCTTCACTTTCTCCACTACCCACATATCTTAGATAAGAGTTCATCTTGGCGTAACCAGAACCAGTATACCTTTGTAAGGCTCTTAATTGAGACTGTGGCAATTTCATCAGTCCACGACTCTCCAAGTCCAGCATTTCAGATTCAGTATTTTTCTCAATCTTAGACATCCAGTCCTTAAAGGGGAAAGCTACATTCTTACTGAGAGTTTCAGTTTTGGTAGGAGAGGATTTTACGATGGAATCCTTTACCTTCTGGGGGGGACTGGATTTTGAACCAGCCTTGGGAAACATACTATTGGCCCACTCATCTATCCCAGCATCATCTTTACCAAGAGCCCAATCAGCTAGTCTATCAGCTATATTCTCCAAACTGTCCACTTCCACAAGGAAAGTGCAAAGTCCATTGGGATGGTCCAGGGGAAGATCATCAGCGGAATAGACCTTCCCATCCCGCTCATTGCATAATTCACAAGTACGAGAGACATGAGCGGACCTCCATCTGTAGCCGGTCACAAAGGGATTGTGTTTGGTAGTAGCCAGAAGGGATTGCTGATATGCATGGGAGACCATAGTTCTAGCCAGTCTCTGAGCATTGTAGTCCACCTTCTTGGAGGTTCCCGGATAGACCTTGGACCAGTTCCACTCCTTCTTGGCATCAGGATTGACGTACTGTTCCAAGTCCTTAGCTATCTCATAAGCAGACTTATTAGCAGCTACTCCAGTAGCCACAACCCGGTCGATGTCATGGGCCTTTTTCTGGGAGTCCCCCCAGATGGCCTTGCTTAAGGACCATCCCCCACCATACAGTTTACCACTGGAGAGGAGGGAGACTATATCCCGAGGAACATAGCTGTAGGCCCCCTCAACCTTAAGACCAGCTTTCTTCAACCAGTCCGAGTTGTTATCTACCACCGCTTGGGCCGTATCCAGCATTCCCTTTTGAATCTGCTTCTCCAGTCCTTCCCCAATAGACTTGTAGGACTCCTTTAGCTGTTTAACCAGCTTATTGAGGTAGGTCTTTTTTAGAGACTCAGAGGTAGTCCCACTATGGGAAAGTTTTTCCATCTCCTTCTTCAGGTCGAGATAGGTCTGGTGGTAGAGTTTGGAAATCTCAGTTTCCTGCTCCTTGGTGATTTGCATACGAGCAAGTTCACCATCCTGAAGATTGATTTTTGCCACTCTCTACCACCCCCTCATTCAGCCTCAGCTACTACCCTTCCAGCAGCCTCCTCCAGGGCTGCCAGGATGGTCAAATAGTCAGTGGTAGTAATACCCAGGCACATGGCCTCTACACCACCAGCGGGCATCGTACGAACGAATAGACCCTTATTCACAACTTTATGGGAGCCATCGGAGAAATTAAGGGTCATAGACACCAGTTCAGGGGCTTCATTCATCTTCTCCACCAGTGTCTCTCTCTTCCTCATTCTCGGTAGTGCTAGGAACTCCAGGGATGCCAGAGAAGGAGTCCTCCAGCAATTCACGCTCCCTAGCAATTTGCTGAAGCTCCAGGTCTGCCTCTTCATCAGTGAGATTACGCCACTTTCTCATGTAGGACTTCTTGGACATGGTCTGGGCCTGGACCTCAGCCAGATCAGTCTGCTTCTCCTCTGCCTCGTCCTCAGGCAGGGGGTATTGGTTATCAACCCGAACCTCAAACTCCACATCGGGGATGGGGTCTTTGAGGAAGGCCTTAGCAGAGCCAGGATAGAGCTTAGCTCCATCGATGATGGTTTTGACGATGTGTTCCAGGGCGGGCCTCCAGGCCAGCATCTTCTCATCACAGCGAACTATGAGTCCCCAGTAGATAGCCTTTAGGGTTTTTCCACTAGAGACTACTCCCTTCAGGGCCTCAGGGGATACGTCAGGCATATCCACAGTATCGAACATGCTGGATTTGATTCGGGACAGGGTAGAGGTGATGGCGTTGGTATAGTTCATGGAGGTCTCCAGAACACCAACCTCACCAGTCACTCCCTCGGCTGAGTTCTGATCTGTCTGAAGGTCCCAGAAAGCACCGGCAGCAATGGACAGGTTTTTGGTGGACTCTGGGTTCATATCCCTTGCCCAGCGAACAGGGTTCATTCCCTGTCTCTCAGCATCCATGTCAGCGTTAGACAGACGGGAGAACCAGCTTTCAAAGTCCTCCAGATTGGAAATCTCAGACTCCCCCAGCAGGTCACCTGTCAAACCATCATTGACAATTACTCCAGCAGGAATGTAGGGGAATTTTGTGGACCGGTCAGGGGTAATCTCTTCGATGAGAGTACCATATCCATCGTAGATGGCCTCACTTATCCAGCAGAAGCCCCCGTCCATCCAGTACTTCTTCTTGTAGATTCTCTGGTCAGCTTTGGTCTTGGAGTCAATCACAGTGTAAAAGGCCACGATTTTAGTGATGAGGTCACTATCATCCTCGTCGGTCTCATATACAAACTCCAGGGAGGGGATGAAGTTGACCTTAATGGTCCCCTTCTCCTCATCGAAGTTCACGAAGTAAGCCACACGCTTGCCGATGAAACAGTCTTTAGCTGCCTTGAGCAGCTTGGAGTTGAATCGGTTCTTTGCCAGGACCCGGTCAACCAGATTCTGCAAGGTAGTGTTAGCGGCCTTCATGGCTTCTTTGTTCTTCTCATCATAAGGAACGTCCACCCACAAGTCAGGGGGGTGGGAGAACAGGAAACGAGCTTCCTTATTGATGAGGGCAGCAGCCTGCTTGAACTTCAGGTCGGAGGGAGTGTAGTCTCCCTTAGAGCCCTCAGTCTTGAAGCCAGCTCCTTTTTCATAGACGTCGTAGTAGTCTATAATCTCGTGCATCTCAGCCAGAACCTGAGAACCATACAGACCCTCTAGCTCCGTGGAGATAAGACTATAGGGGACTCTGAGATTGGCAGCCACAACATCAATTTGTGCTCTATCTTTGTCGCTCATATGCTCACCTCTATCATAGTAAAATTGGGTACGTTAGGAATAGCCTCAGTGCCCCCCGATTAGTTCACTGTAACCACCCTGCCCACTCTGGGCGGCCTGGTTCCGCTCTGGTCATCATTTTTTGTGGATGCGGTCGATCTGCTCCGCTCTAGGAGTATCATAGGAAAGCGCCTGAGTGCTGTCGCCGACACCTGCTGTCGTCGGGTCAACCACGATACCCAACAGGCACAGGATGTTGATTACCATGCCTGCGATCGTTGTGATCTGGTCCTGCGTGACCCGCGGCACGACGCCGCACACGCCGAGCACCTGATACACCAGCGCAACCAGCGCCAACACGAGCGCGGTCAAGATCGTCTTATTCTGAAATCTCAGCTTCCAGTTGATGTTCATGTACATCCCTCCATTATTTGTTTTCATTCATCATTCGCTGGCATACGACCAGCGTCCGCATCGTGTCCATGGACAGAGCGAGATTGCCATCCCCAGTGCCTTTAAGTGTACCGTCATTGACGAGTGCCTGCAAGCTGTCCAGCGCCCAGTCCGGCACATCAGTCACCTTGCCGTCAACGACACGGCCATAGGTTTTGTGACTCGCATCTCTCATGCGATTCATTACATATAGCATTCGCACCATATCGGTGGACAGGTCAAGATTGCCACCACCCGTGCCAGCGATAAGACCTTCATTCATCATTTCATTGATCGTGCCACGCGCCCAGTCAGGGACTTCGTTGATGCTGTTGTATCTCATAGCATCTTCCTCCTCATCATTATCGTTGTTGATGCAGTGCATCGCATTATAAACATCGCGTCTGAACATATCCATCGTCAGGCCAAAAGCGTTCCAGAGATGCGCGGGGTCGGCATGAGGACTAGCAACGCCACGCATACGTCCTTCTGCATGACTGATAATCACACCGTCTGCCAACGGGTCGAGCGCGTACTGCGTGCAAAGCTGCGCGAAAAGCTCCACGGCAGCGGCATACGTCCCGCGCACGTGCGCCTCGGTCGCAGCCGGGTCAAGGTCGCGCCACTCAGCGCCACGACCAGTGTAGACGATAGATGCAGGCTCGGTCATCTCGATACCGATGTGCGTTCCATTGGCGCTCCCGCCACAGTGCCATGCCTGTACAGTCCATGGCAGTGTCTGATACACAGTGCCATCCCGCTGCACAAAAGCATGGACGCAAACAGATTGGCCGTTTGGCCTGTACTGATTGTAATTTTGTGCCATGACGGATGCATTAGGTTGCGGGCACCCAATGCTATGTAGCATGATACCACGTGGTTTAAGCGGCGTACCAATCTGGTAGCACTTGTTTTTCGTAGCGAATGCCTCAATGATTTTGATGCTCATTTCAAACAATCTCCTCGTTTGTGGTCACAATTACATTTTCCAGCGTGTCGTAGAGCACGATTGAAAAATAGGCTGCGCCAT